ATTTCACAATCAATATTTTTCATAACTTAACATTTTTAATAATTATAGGAAAAAAATTCCTTATAAAAAAAAATGGGACTTATTAAAGTCCCAAATCACTAAAGTCAACCCCACTCAAATCATCATCATCTTCATCATCTTCATCATAACCCATGGCATCGTTATAGTCTTTATCTTTTAGATCTTTAACAATCTCATTGACCATTCCTTGAATAAATTGTTGCCCTAATGGATCTCCTTTTAAAATCATTTTTGATACCTTCATGAACTCTTCCGCATTTAATGCCGAGAATCGCATAAACAAATAATGCTGTATATGTTTTTTGTCTTCATCAAACAACTCCATAGGATATGATGCCATAAACTTTTCCCAAAAAATAGGACCTAACCTTGAGTCCCAAATTTCTGAAGGTAAAGTATCTTCAGCGTTTAATATCATTTCTTGTTGTCTTGGGTCGTCAGGTAATCCGTGTGATCCAAAAATCTCATATACTCCCTTTACCAATTCATGAACTAATAATGGGAATGTAACCGCCTTAGCTTTAACTGTTGGTGGGTCTGTTTTTTCATCAACTTCAGATTGGCCCATTTGACCACCGCCACCGCCAGCCATTCCTTCCATGTCAGGGAATATCCAATATGCATGTTCCATTAAAGATTGTGTCACAGCGTATAGGTTCATAAGTTGTGGATTAATGTCATTGATCTCATTTTTAACAAGATTATACATATGTCCTCCTTTAAAAGCTGCACCTTGAATAAGTGAATTAATGAATCTTCTTTTTTCTCTTTCCAAATTAAAGTTTTCCATATCTCCCATTAATTCTTCAACCTCTTCTTCACTTGGCATTTCAGGCTCACTTTGCATCCCTTCTGCTGCTCCCATAGTACTTGACACAAGTTCGGCTTTGAATTGCATTGCTCCTTCAGGAATTCCTAATTCGTTTTTAACAAGATCAATTGCAAGGTCTTCAAGTTGTTTTTTGTTTTTCATTTGAATCATAACAAGTTTTTGCATTGCTTGACCCACAGTTCCCAGCAATTGCATAAGAGCGTTTCCCCCTTGAATAGTTCTTGTATCTCCCATTGCCGTTCTAACTTTATCAACTGAGTCCTTGAATCTTTTTGAAGATATTAACTCAATAAAGTCTCTATCCATATTTGGAATTGCAGGAAAATTATGATATGGGGTTTCTCTTCCCGTAATTTTTCTCTCAACATCTCCAGCCATTCTTTCAGGTCCTTCGTAGTCAATAGGAGCTTCCATAATCCTTAATAAATTTTTTTTTGAGATTACTTCTGTATATAGTCTTTTTTTAATATTTCTCATTTTTGCTTAAGATTAATTCCAAGTTCATCAAAACTTAACCAATCAGGCATATCACCTTTTTTAGCTTTTGGGTTTTTCTTTGGTCCAGGTTTAGGTTTGTATGGTGAGTCCTTATCGGGTTTGGTTCCAGGTTTTGTAATTGTCCTTTCTTTTTCTTTTGTCCCTGGCATCATAGTAGGAACATCAAAATCAATTTCTTCTTCTAAATCATCTTTATAATCACCACCAAAAGCGTCTTCTTCTAATTCATCCTCATCACCTTCCATACCATCTCGATTAGGTTTTACCATACCTAAAAAATTACCATCTGAATCAAAAGAAGGTGCTAAATCTTCACCTGTATCCATATCACCATTAGGACTAAATGAAGGAAACTTTTCACTACCATCATCCATATCTTCATAACCAAAAGACCCTTTTTCTAAATCAATCATTTCATTAAGGTTTTGATTTTGTTCAGAAATAATTTTTCCTCTATCGTAATTAAAAAGATACCTCATCTCTTTTAGTTCTTCAAGTATTTGTTTTCTCATATCAATTTTATTTAATAAATATCATGGTTTTATTATTCTGTCACAATATAATAGTGATAACCCAAAGAATAATATAAAAATTGACCCTTTTTCTTATTAATAGAATTAATTTCTTCTTGGTTGTTAACTTTAACTCCAACAATTTTTTTACCATTGGCTAATTTTCTTCCAGGATGCGTGTTTAATACATCTCCAATAGGTTCTAAGAAATATTTGAGTTTTTTGATTAAAGATTTTTGATCTCCAACAATACCTATTCCGTATTGTTTACAAAGAATTTTAATTTCGGGTAATTCAAGTTTAGTTAAGTCTTCCATATCACAAAGATACAAAAATTAACTTATCTGGCCAAATTTAATATTTGACAAATAACTACTATAATTATTTTCAAAGTAATTCCAAGTAGGTTTTCGATTCATTTCTTTATCGTGAAAACCTTTTTCATATGCATTGTTTGCAAGTCTTCGTTCATCATCTCTAATTTGATTTTTCAAAATAGTTAAAGTCATTAAAGTTTCTTCAGAAAGTCCTTCTGTTTTTGATAATTCTAAAATTTTTTTTTCGATTGGTCCCATATTTAAAAAGTATTAATAAATTTCTTTTAAGTCAATATCCACATCAATTGGAATTCCGTATTTTTCTAATAAATTATAAAATAAATCATATACTGAACTTCTAATCATTCCTTGAAAATCGGCACCTTCATAATTAAGTAACGCCTCATGATAAGCAGCGTCTATTGTGTCGTTTACCACGTATTCTTCCTCAGTTTCTTCATCCCAACCATGAAATTCTATAGTTCCACGAGGATCAACATCAACCATAATTTCAACAAAATGTCCTACAATGTCAAGATGGACAACCTTTATTTTAGTTTCCAAATCAAATTCAGCCTCAACTAACTTATATTCTTTAGTGTCAATTTCATCTTTAAGTTTTTTAAATAATCTATCATAACCTCCATTGTATTCATACCAAATTGGTCTAATAGTATCGTAATCTTCCCTTGTATTTTTTTTTATGTCCGTAATATCATAAATCATATCATCAAGATTAGGCTCTTCTCCCATCTTTTTTTGTTTATTCCAAATTTGATAACAAAACTTACGAAGATTCTCATCTGTTAAGTTTTCCGTTATTAAGTTCTGTTGTCTTTCTGTTAATATTATTTTCATCTTCTCTTTTTAACTTTATTAAAACCTTTTCTAATTTTATTGTTAAATTGTCCCGACATTAACATCATAAAATCGTGATTTGGAAATTCAATCTTTGGATTATCATTTTTAAACTCTCTTTTGACTCTATCCATCACCCACCTTTCATAAACACCAAAATTATCAGGTTTATAACCCGGACCACTATCGTTTATATCATCATTTAATACCTTAATAATTTTATCAAGAATTTCTTCTAACTCACTTAACCTTCTTATTAACGCCACTTGGTCTTCAGTTATTATAATTTTCATATATTTTAAATATAACCTTCAATCAATTCTTTTATTGGTTTGATTAATTGTTTAGGGTAATCGTTATTTAAAAAATCAATAAGTTCCTGTATTGAGTTAAAACTTGATGGTGTGTATTCTATTTTTTTATCTGAATTCCCGTATTCATTAACATATTCATCTGTTTTTTTATTTTCAAAATAATTACCCTCAACAGGAGTTTCACAATCACCACCCCAATAAGGTGTTGCCCATCCTGTTAACTTATATTCCTTATCATTAAACTCAAATGCTACAGACCCACTAGAACCTCCCCAATTTAAGTTTAGAAACATTTGACCATTGTTGAAATTATAATTTTTATTAATAAAATCAGTTCTATACATAAGAGTTAGGACTAAATCCTCAGCAAATTTACAATCAATTTTTATATTTTTATCTTTAAGAAGTAATATTATTTGAGATTCATCTAAACCAATCAACGATGACATCTCACCCAAGTTCATACCTTCATCCCACATTTTTCCCACCAACCTTTTGTTTTTTTCAAAATTGGATTCAAAAAGATTCTTATATTGATCTTCAGTTAATATAATTTTCATCACCAGTTAAATTCTTTTCTTATATTGATTACTTCTCCTATTGATATAGATACAATACTTCCACCTAATATGTTTCTTGCTTCCCCCTGTAACTGATAAATAAAATTATCTAAATCGTAAAATAAATATATAGATTCAAGATGAATATCAACGGTAATGTGCATTTGAGATAATTCTTTTTTTTCAAGGTAACCCATAGACGTTGTTTTTGATACATCTACCACCTTTATTTCTTCAATCATTTCTATTGGGTCACATATGTAATTGTGGTGTGACCTTACATAAGAACCTCCCTCACATTTTTCTTTTACCTCATCAAAAGCCATGTTAATAAGATTTTGCATTGGATCTAATTTTGACTCAGATAACATTACATATTGTTGTTCAGATATTATTATTTTCATTCTTCCGATATTACTATTGATGATACTTCTACCTCATACCCTGTAACAGGTAAAATTATTTTGTCCATACAGTCTTGAACAACACCATTAACTTCTTCTTGTATTTCCCAATATAGATCTTCGTCATTTGTTGCTTCATCTAAAGATAAGTTTCTACCATCCATAAGAGTAACAGTTCCTCCCGGTAATGTTTTTCCATATAAATAGAAATCAAAATCACGATATTCCATTTCAGTTATTATCCACTCAAAATCATAACCACCAATATTAATTATATCGTTAAAATCTTTTGTTGAAAATGTTTTATTTAATAAGTTTTTAATGAATTTTTCAGTAAACGCCTCATCTCCGACTAATTCCTGAAAAGCCGTTTGAGCATAAAATTTTTCTTGTCTGGTAGTAATACCCCAAAATTCTAAGTCTTCTTTATCAAATCTAATTTTTTTACCTTTTTTTAATTGGTTTTTCCAATGATTTTTAATTCCCTCAATATTTTTAATGGCAACTGATTCTTTTAAAAGACTATATTGGTTATCAGATATAACTATTTTCATATAAGATAAATACTTTGTTAAATAAAAAACCCCCACCGAAGTGAGGGTTCTTATTTAAGTTTGATTTATTACCACTATTTAGGTTACACATGTGTTATTGGTGTTGTTTAAACCAGAGGTTTTTTAACCATTTCCATTGCAGTACTAATTGTTTGTAGTGCAACCATGTATGGTTGATATGCCTCGGTGCTATCCAATTTAACACCTATAGCTGATTCTAAAAAAGCCGCTTTAAGGTCTTGTTGAATTTTGGTCAATTGTTCTGTGGTGAGTTTTTTTAATTCAGTTAACCAATTTTGAAAATTTGGGTCGGCTTTTTTAGCATCTATTATGTTTTGAACAGGTTTTCCACCTTCTTTTACCCAAGGATAATATACTGGCGCTCCTTGAGTTGGTGGTACTTGAGCTCCAGTTCCTGGAGTCCCTGTTTCTTGAGTCCCTGTTCCTTGAGCCCCTGTTGGTTGAGTTTGTGTTGGCTGAGTTTGTGTTAATGCAGAATAGATCGCATTTAAAGTTAATGGACCTAATTTATTGTCAGCAACTTTTTGTCCCAACATTCCTTTTTTTATTAGTAAATTTTGAATGTCTACTAAATTAGCCTCATTTAAAGTGTTTTTACCTTCAGTAACAATTGCCATTCTGTGTAAATCACTAATTCTTGATTTTTCAGATTCGGTTAAAAATAGTTTGTTTTTCATAATTATTTATTACACATATTAGTTTGATCCTTTTGAATATTTTCTATCTTCGTGTTTTTCAAAGTATGCCTCTTTTGATCCTTTCCAATCCCAAGGTAATTCATTTTCCATATTATAAATTAATTTATCGTCGGATATTCCTTTTAATTTTCTTTTCATTTTTTCTAACATAGATTCTTTTCTATCTTCAAAAATCACTCTTTTAATTATTTTTCTAATTTGTTGCTCTGAAATAATCATTTTTTTATATAAAAATAAGATAGATTATTAAGCAACTGGTTGATTACCAGTTATTGCCGCTCCAACTTTTCCTCTTAACCTTTGTAATCCTCTACCAAATCCTGTGTCAGCAGCCATTCCTAACGCAGATCTTAATGGTCCCTTACCTACCGTATCTTTTAATTTAGTAATTGTTGGGTCGGTTTTTTCAAATGAGTCAAACATACTTTCTTTTTGTTTTGGGTCTGTAAGTTTATCCCATGCAGATCCAATTGGTCCTTTCAACCAAGCATCAAGTTCAGGAATATTGGTTGACTTTCTTTCTGCCGCTATAGGTTGAGCACCAGAAGCCGAATTAATAATTGGAACTAAGTCAGCGTTAAGCATTACTTTTTGATATGATTTTGCTTGTGTTGCTGGGTCTACAATAATAACATATGCCGAATCTTTATTCAAAGTGCCATCTGCGATCGCCTTTGTTAATGTTTCTTTTGTATATTTTATTGCGGCAGCTCTACCATCCGCAGATATTTCATATGTTTTTTCTTCTCCCGCTAATTCTGGAGCAATAGTTTTAATTGATGCTTGTATTTTAGTGTCTAAAGTTAAAGTTGATAATGGAACTATGGCATCAGAACCTTGACCTTTACTAATGTCCCACACTTTATCAGTTGGTTTTATAGTACCATCTGCAAGTCCTTGACTAATCTGATCAACAGTCATTTTAGATGGGACTCCACCTTTGTAAACAGTATATTCTGATGGTGTGGCAGCCGCAGGTGCACCCATAGTAAAGGTTCCTTCACACATTGCCTTTCTTAAATTAATATTTGATGCTTCCGTTCCTACATTACAAGGAGTTGTTCCATTACAGTTAGACTCAACCCATTTTGCCTTAACAACATCCCAAGACTGTCCTGCAAATACCTTACTAGCAGCAAGTTTTGGAGCTTCCGCTTTACAAGCTTCAATCGAGTCATAACCGGTTGGTATAACTTGTTCGTTAATCAATCCCCATTCTTTCATTCTACGATTTTCGTGTAGACCTAAAATTCTAGATCTTTCATTTTCCGATATTAAAATTCTTCTGTTCATATTTTTATTTTATTAATAAATATTATAATGTTTTAAATAATCTACTTTAATGTGTAAATAAGTTAAAATCTTCATCTTCTTCTTCTCTACTTAAGATTGATTGTGGTAGAACTTTGTTACGATCAGACCCTGAAAGATTTAAAACCATAAGGTTTGGCATGTTTCCGATACAATCTGGTAGCATCTGAAGGTCTGGATTATTAACCAAAGATAAATATTGTAAATTTTGTAGTTGACAAATTGAGTCAGGCAAAGAAGCAATACAACCAACAAAATTAATTGCGGTTAATTCTTTAAATCTACCAATGTCGTTTGGAATATTTAAAGAAAGTTTATCTTTTGATGTGTTTTTAAATGTAAATCTTTTTAATGTTTGTGGTAAAGTAGCGAAGAATTCGTCAAATCCGTATAAGGCAATAAATTTAGAAGCTGAATCACTAGGATAGTCAATAGCCACTTTTTCTCCTTTTTCACCTGACAATGATGACATAAACTCAGGCTTAAAGAATTGTTTTAAACCTTCTTCGTTTGTATTTAAAAAGTCAATTAAATTAATTGGTCTGTCATCCGCATCCATATACTGATTATCAGGGAAGTGAAATTGGTATCTGTCCGCTGGTAAACCTGAAACTTCACCTGTTTCTTTTCCGTAAGATTTGAATGATCTTGCTTTGTTTGGAATTACAACATATAATGGTCCTCTACCGATGTATCTATCAAACCAACTAAGACCAGGTGATGATGTGCACCAAGTAGTTTCCCCTCGTCTTCCTTCATTATGAGATCCACCATAGAAACATGCCGCTTCTTTACCTAATGGACCTTTGTCTGAAATTTTAGCAACAGTCCAATCTTGACCTCTATAAACAATGTTAGCCCCAGGGTGAGCATATGTTACAGACGCTTCTTTTTTCTCGTCAGCGGTTGCTTTAGTTTTTTCTAAACTAAAATCTTTGACTTGATCTTGTAAAGTCTCAATACTTAATTTATTTATATCCCTATATTCTTGTGCTAACCTATTTTTAAATCTTTCATATTTTTGAAGATTTATTGTGACCTTATATAAATCTTCCATGAAAAGAGATTGAAATTGCGTCAATGCTTGTTTGTATTGACTTGATTGTGGATCACTAACCATTAAAGGATGATCTGCCGGTAACTTAGGTGTCATAAAGTTTTTGATTAACCACTGAGCATATTTTCCAATTTTTACCTTTTCCATTTGATCAGGTTTAACATTATCAATATCCATTCCTTCAGGAACTTTTGTAGTTGGGTCGGCAACAATAAGTGCGAATAAAGTTTCAAAAGGCATGAAACCTCTTTGTCCTTTTTCTTTTGGTTTAACAAATTTATCGAACAATACTTGAAATCTTGAACTTTCAACAATAAGGTCCCTTAATAGGTTGGTAAATCTTAAAGACATAATGTAATTTTATAATAAATATTAGATTAATTGAAAAAATTAATAATTCATTATTAATAGCTCCTCGCCCATAGTTTGAGCCTTACCCTTTTTAGCGGCAGCAGCTTTAGCGAATTCTTTTTTCTCCCATGTATATGTATCTTTTGGAAACCATTCGGATAATAAAGGAAAATCATAATATGATAAACTGAATTTACCTTCCATACTTATTAAAGATTTTGAAAGTCTTTCGTGATCTTGACGATCAAAGTCATGGTTGGAGTAATAGTTCTCTGTTTTCCAGTATGGAGGATCTACATAAAAATAAGTGTTAGGCGAATCATACTTTTCAATAACCTCAGCAAAATCCATATTCTCAACGTGAGTTATCTTTAAGAAATGTTCTATCCAATCCGGTTTTAATAGTTTATCTCTAAACGTCAAATATTTTGACTTGTACTTACCTTTAAGGTCAATAAAAGAACTTGTCTCAGGTTTTGACCCACTGAATACTTGAGTTAAAATATAAACGTATTTTGCGGCAACATCATAATCGCCAGGTTCTACGCTGAAATTTTCAGCAAATATTTCAGCCTGAAACCTGATAAATTGTTCTTTATATAATGGTGGTGTAATTTCCACACCAAATTTTTGACAATCAATTGAGTTGATTGCCCCCAATAACTCCGTTGGGTTTTGAATACACTTAAATAAGTTATAATTTAGTGGATTAAAGTCGTTGTAAACAACTTTCTTCAGGTTGGGAAACTGTTTTAGGTCCATATTAAAGAAACACCAAAACATGCCCCCAAACGTCTCAACATACGTTTCCATATTCTTATCGTAGAAAGGAACTATCCACTTTCCTATCTTACTTTTTCCCCCAATATATGATAACATAGTTTTTTTATTAGAAATATACGAATTCTATGTTGATATGTCAATTCAAAAATTATTCACTTATAAATTGTTTTAATGTATAATTATTATTATAACAAATTATGGAAGAAGAAATATACAACAACAAAACAGAACCAACACAAGTTAAATGTCCAACATGTAGAGAGAGTAAACAAGTTAAGAATACACAAACATTTGTTTTAATATTTGGTGGAATTTTTACTTTTTTTGCCATATACGGATTTATAGTAGCAATTAAAGATTTAATATCCTTATTTTAATCCCTACTATATTTTATATATTGATTTACTATAAGATCCCCAACACTTTCTAATTTAAATCCTTTTGACTTAATTCTTAAAGGTATTGATGTATCAATATTTTTTGGTAATTTGATGTTTAGTTCTCCATCAGGATGGGGAACATTTACAGTTCCTAATTTTAAATCTTCCAAAGTAATGAATGAGTCATAAACTAAATGATTCCCAACTTTAGTAAAACCATCTTGGGGTTTTAAATCAACTCTAACAACCAAATCACCATAAGATCCATTTTTAAAATCACCCATACCGGTGACCCTTAAAAACTGACCATTATCAATACCGTGTGGTAATGAAATGTCTAAAGTTTTCATTTCTGTTTTAGTTCCAACGCCATTACATAAAAAACATGCGTTAATCATAAAGAATCCTTTTCCATGACATGTCTCACAAACAACTTGCATGAGCTGAAGAAATGATCCATTTCCAAATTGTCTCACAATATTACCTGTTCCACCACAAAAATTACAAACTTTTTTTTCTCCTCCAGTCCCATTACATGGATCACAACTAGATTGTCTTCTATATGAAAGACTATGTTTTCCTCCTTTATATGAATTTATTGTCCCGATACTTACTGTGATATTTGACGTATGGGCGGCTCTATTACCATTACTTTGTCCATTACCAAACATACTATTAAAAATATCGTTAAAATTGTTAGATGATCCGAAAACGCCTTTTCTTTCTTGATCATATCTGTGTCTTTTTTGTTCATCACTTAAAACATCATAAGCTGTGGATATTTTTTTAAAAGTTTCTTCGTCACCTCCAATGTCAGGGTGATTTTCTTTTGCTAACTTTCTATATTTTTTTTTAATATCGTCTTGAGTTGCAGTTTCTTCAACGTTTAAAATGTCGTAATAATTGTTATTATTCATTTATTCAATTTTATTATTATTATTTTTTTATGAATTATTTAGTGGTTTTATTTAAAAATAAAGTAAGAAAGAAAATAATAAACAAGTTTGTTACTTTTGTTAAGGCTAAAGAATTTTTTGACACCAAAATTAATAACAACAAAACCATTTATTTCAAAAAAGATGTTGAGAATGCGAAAGATTGTGATTTTGAGTTGTGTATTTTAGAAAAAAAAAATACTACGTTTAATCCTTTATTTGTTAGAGATGATCTTGGTAGGCAAATAAAAATAGAACTTGATGATTTAGATTATAAAATTATGGAAATTTCTAATTACAAAATAGAGGAAACTATATACGATGTAACAAAAAAAGAAAAGATCACACTAAATAAATTTTATGAAAATTATATCTTTAAGAAAGGTGTAATTTTAATTTCTAAACTAAATAACAAAGTGGTTTTACAGGAAGATAATAATGTTTATTTATTTTCATTAAAGAATGAAAATGAATCTAAAAGATTTTTAGACGTTTTAAATGAATTTTTAAAAGATAAGTCAATTTATAATTGTATTGTTGTTTCTGAAACATCAAAACCACAAAAAAAATATTTGTATAGTATTTTAGAAAATTTGGGTATTGATAAAAAATTACTTTATCGAAGATCCACCACTTTTAAACCAAGATGATATTTTTGTTTTTATTTTAAATAAAATACTTTTATTATTTGATTTTTTGTCAACATTATTAATATCAGGAGTTAATAATGTTAAATTTATATCCTCATGAATAAATACGTGTTCTAAACCTGACATGTCTATTGAAAATCTTTTGTGTTGATTATCTATTTTTCTAAAATTTTCTTGGACTTTTTTGAAGTCTTGGTCGTTTAATTCGTATACACAAATTATTTTTCCATCGGGGAACATAGTTTGTATGGCATCTGTCACCAACGCTAAATTTTCTATTACGCTAGGAGCACTTTCTTGATCTTCTGCCATATTGTAAGTTTTGCGATGGGTTTGATTATGTCTTTTTTATCTAAGTTTTTAATTGAGTCTGCAAATTTTTGTTTTTGATTTTCTAACTCAATCTTATCTTTTTCAAATTCACTCTTCAACCAATTTATGGTTTGTTCTTCTTTCGTTAAAATCTTCTTCTCCATCGTTTAATTTTTCTTCTAGCAATTCAAATTTAAGAGTTTGTAAATGTTCTAAATCTTCTGATTCAAAAATTCTTTTAAGTTCGTCTATTTTTTGTTTTAAAAGTCTTTCTTTCATTTCAATTTCTTTATTATATGAAATAATATTTTTAATATTTTCTACCGTTTGATTAAGAATTACTTCATTAAATTCACTGACAAAAGAAAAAAATCGTGCGTTATCGTTAACTTTTTGATTTTCTATAATCTTGTCTTCTTGAACAAATCTTTTTGGGATTTTCCAAGTCAATGGAAATTCAACATCAATACTAATATATGTTTTAAGTTTTCTAACTGAAATTAGAAATTGAAATATGTCTTTAAATTCGTTATACATTCTATGTTGTTAAAGTTATTATATATGTTATTAAATAAGTTATAAAAAAATAATTGAATATTTTCTCCCATGTTGAGTATGTAATTCTATGTGGATCTGAACTTAATATATTTTTAATAACTTTTAATATATTATTAATCACAAAAACTAAAGAAAGTATAAACACAAATAAGAAGAAAATATTCATTTGAACCATAATTATTTTTTCTTTTCTGTTAAAATTTCAGTTCTTAATTCTTGTAATAACAATTTTAATTCTTGAGCAATTTTTCTTGTTCTTGTTCCAGCACTTTTGTTTCCGTCAAAAAACTTTTTACCGTCTAAGACCAATTGTTCTGTTAATTCATTGATTTTATTTAACGTGTCCATGTTTTATTTTATTAATAGTTTATTTAGATTAAATTAATTATATTTTCTAGTTTGTAAATATTACATCACTAAATTTTTATCCAAAGTTTTATAAATATTATAAATCAAATCTAAATCTACTTGTGTGAATGGTTTTTCACGATTAAATAAATCAAGGAAAAAAACGTCTATAGAATTTCTTATTGTTTCTTTGTTTTGTTTATAATATAATTCATTAAATAGAGAAAAAAAATAGTCGTAATGATCTCCATCATTTTGAAATTTTATATTTTCTTTATTAAAATTTTCAATTGTTTTACTCCAGCACCAATTGAAATGTTTTGTATTATCTTCTTCGGACATTTCGACTTTAGTTTCTTTATTATTTTCTCCATTACCCAAATAGGTTTTTTGAATTAATAAATACAAACTATATGATAAATCGTAATACAGTTCCATTTTTTCAGGAATTATGTTGTTGGCTTTAAACCATATATCAACTTCTTCGATTTCTAAGTTTTTTGTGATGTAGTTAAAAAAATTATCCATAGCTGTTACTAACTATGGATAATAATAAGTTAAGGTATTTTATTGTAAATTATTGGGTTTTTCTACTATATCCCATTAACTCTTGCATTCTACCAAACTCTTCATTTAATTGAGTTTCCTGTTTAATGTTTTTACTTTCTTCCAACTTGTTTAAAATACTTTGAGATGTTTTTTTACCTTTTTTAGACTTAAGTGTTCCTCTTTCAGTTTCTTCACCAGCTTGATCAATAGGTTGTGGTTGTCTTTTATAAGACGCATTCATCTGTTCTTGACCATATAAGTTATCTTTGAAATTATTATAGAATTTCTCCCCAACTTTACTTGGTACAACATTACCTAAAGCGTTACCGTCTTTATCAACTTGTGCGTTTCCGTTAGTACTACTTCCAACTAATTGACCTTTAATTTTTTCATCATTAGGTTTGATTTCATCATAAACCAAGTTAGTTTGTCCTGGATAAGAAAAAGCGTCAATATATTCGTCAACAGCATCTGATGGTGTATATTTTTTTCTAATTCCTTTTTTCATTCCACCATTTTCAGTTGGAAATTTTTTGGTTTCTTTCATTTCATACTTAGATCCTGAATCTGACGATCCTTTTAAATAATCAGTCATTTTTTTAGCAACGCTTTTTAGATAATTATCATTTTCTTTTTTATCTGCATTATGCACTCTTTCGTATTCTTTATATCCTTTTGGTTCTGATTTTTTAAATGTATTCTTTTCTTCAATCACTAAATTTTCAATAAGATCAAGTAAATCAGATTCAGTATATAGTATTGATTCTTTAACCTTAAATTTTTTACCGTCAACTTCAAATTCATCTTTGTTTTGTTTTTTAGCGTTAGACAAAGCCCCTGTAAAAGCATTACCTTCAGTGTTTTCTTCTTTTTCAAAATCAATTTCATAAAGTTGTTCTTCATCTTGTTGTTTTCTTAACATTTTGAAATCTTCACTATCAATTCTGTTGTTCTTGTTTTTGTCTATTCTACTTTGATTACCATATAGTTTTTCATCTATTTCAAAATTAACACCTTCGCTCATGTCATCTTCAAGATCTCTATATCTATTTCCGCGAGATCTGATTACATCTCTAACAGGAGTTTCGAACCTACCTTTATGAGATCTGATTGCATCTCTCACAGGAGTTTCAAATTCAAAATCATCGTATTCATCTTCATCTTCTTCATCATCACCTCTAAGAAGTCTTTCAACTTGATCTTTAGTCATTTGGTTAAAGTTTTCTTTTCCAAATCTTGGGTGTCCGTCATCCATACCACCAAGTTCTCTAATGTCTCCCTTATACATACTTCCACATTCTTCACATGCTTCACCTTCGTTTATTTCTCCACCACATGATTCGCACATACTTTTATTTTCTTCTAGATTACACCCCTCGTTACATTTACCTTCCGACATCATTCCACCACATGATTCGCACATACTTTTGCCTTCTTCTATGTAGTCAAATTTATTTTTGGGGTTAAGCCTAACTTCTTTAGAAAAATTCTTTTTAATGTCATTCGCTCTTTCCTCTAAAGTTTCGTTAAGTAAATCTTTAAATCTTGATCTGATATATTGCTCTTTATTCATTTTTTGTTTTTTTATTATAAATATCTTTAGTTTTGTCTTTTTTCAATTTCACGAAACACAATTTTTGAAATATAGTCTTTATCATACCCATAACCACTCGAGACACTATCTATCGCGTTTTGTACGGTCTCACTTTCAAATATTTTTAACGCTTTTATATCTCCTTGATTACAATATGGAAATTTTTTGCACTTACTTCTAACTTGGACTCTTTTTGCTCCTGGCATATATTTTGTTGACGCACCTTTCCAATCTTTTTTATTTGTAGATTTTGCCCAAATAGCTGGTTGACTATATTGGCCCGATGATGAAGATGATGTGGCTTCTTTAGTTTCAACTTTTTGTATTTCTTTAATACCTTCTCTAACCGTTTTTACCACATTTTCTTTTGTTGTTGAAAATAATGGTGATGAAAATTGTCCGGATCCACCTGAGGAAGTTGCTTCAGTGTTTTCTTCTTTTTTTGTGGGCTTACTGTTTAAGATTGAATGTAAAAATTCATTTAAATCTTCGGGATTATTTAAATAATTGCGTAATTTTGTTTTTATTTGATTTTTAGAATATTTTTTACTTCTTATTAAATTATAGATTTCTAAAATATCGTTTTTATTTTTTAAATATTCTAAATAGTCTCTGGATGTATTTTCATTACTACGCTTTTCCATAATTTATAAATTAAAACTTAACTATTTTTTTTATTATACGTTTCTAAATTTTTGTTCCCAAAATCCTCTTTGTTGATACATAACTGTAAAATACTCTTGGAATGATTTAAGGATAACTTCTTTTACCTCACCTCTTAGTTTTCCTTTTTTTAAATCGTCGTGTATTTTATCCATAAGTTTATTTTCAAATTGTTTTGATGTTGAGGAATTAAAAAAATCTTTAATTTCTTTTCTAATCAAAACTTCAATTTCTTTTTTATCTGATTGTGTTAAAGCCATTATTTAATAATAAGTAAATAGGTTAATGGGGCAATAATTGCCGCAGAAATTATGTTAAACAAACCGTTTTTTGTTTTTAGTCTTTTATTTTCTTTTCTTAAATCTTTATTTTCAGTTTCAACTATATTAAATTTTTCTTCATTACTTTTTATTATTCTGTCACTTAAAGAATTTTTTTCAGACCAAACATTATTAGTTTTTTCTAATAAATTAATTTTATTATTTAACTCATTAATTTCTTCTTTATCTAATTTTGACAATTCTTTTAATTTATCATAATCATTTAAATCTAATAACATTTTTTGAGCAACATTATAAGGAATACATAGTTGTGTTGTGTCTGTTGTTTTTTTAACTTGGGTTTCGGCAACAAAACCAATTAAAATAAAGTAAATTATAAGTATTATTTTTTTCATATTAAAAATTGTATCTAATTTTAAACAGACTGTCTATTTGTTTTTTGTCCGCGGTTTTTATTTCTTCTTTTTTTTGGGTATAGTAATTATTAACTTCTTTTTTTTCAATCTTTATGTTTGAAATATTTTTATCAACTTGATCTATTTTGTGTTGATAAACTTGAATAGAATCGCTTAGACTTTTTTGAAGTTTTTTCATTCCCTCAATGTTTTTGTTAATCTGATCTAATTTATATTTATTAAGTTCAGATCTATCTGGTATTGGAGTAAAAACTCTAATTAGTAAATAAATAAATATAACCCCTAATACACTAAGGGTAATTATTTTCCAATTATCTTTTAAAATGTTTTTCATGTTTTTTGTCTTGATGATACTATTTTACCCCATTTAGTTTTAAATTTTTCATAATTTGATTGTAGTTTTCCGACCATTTCTAAATACTCCTCATCTATCTTTACCATATCACCATTTAAATAAATTCCATGTGGCTCATTTATTGTATAAAAAAAATTTATATTTAATTCTAATATTTTTCCTTTCCACTCAACATTTTCAGGAAATACATTCATTTTATCAAACTCAACAAGTTCCGCAACATTAGTTCTAAACTCATCAACACTTTCAATAAACGCATTTTTTTCGTCAGTTGTAAGTTGTATGTCTGATTTGTCGTTTCCATGAAGAACTAATACATTTCCTTGTATTTTAAACATTTTTTGTTTGTCTTTTGGTTTACCAATATCTTCAGAATCTTTTTTATTTGGTTCTTCCTCAAATTCTTGTCCCAATTCTTTTTCAAAAGATTGTTCTGTTAAAAGACTATATTTTTTTAGAATGTCTCTATTTTGACTTTCTTGTAGATTTCCGCCAAGAGCTCTTCTTGATGCGTTTAGAAGAGATTGTATTTCATCATATTTATTCATAATTCAATAATTTGTTAAACTTTTCAAAATCAAATGCCGGACTTAAATCCGTTACAAAATCGTCAAAGTTGGATTTGGTGATGATACCTAAAAAAGATTCAACACCTTTTACTTTGGTATTATGACCAATAAATTTCAACTTTATTTTATGTTTTTTACACAACTCCTTACATAATTCCGCTGTTTTTTCCAACTGAATATCCGTATATGGTTGCCAAAAAAAGTAATCTCTCCACTTACGATCAAAAACTTTCTCTTTATAAATATTACCAATCCAATTAGTGTGATGATTTTTTAATAAAACTTTTTCTAACCAACCTAAATTTTCTAAACAAATAACAATAGATTTTTCATTAACAACCTTATTAATTGTAAAATTACTATTTGTTAAATCATCAATTGTTCTTATAACTTTACCATCTCTTGAGACTAAATAATGTGGTAGTTTTATTGGGTCACCGTTAAATCTTAATTTTAAAGATGTTACATAATCAAATATGTTTCTAGAAGTGTGAGTTAAAACAATTTGTTTTTTATCTTTTGTTTTTTTTAAGTTTGATGGTATTAGAGTTTCAATCACTTCCATATTTTACTTTTTGTATTTTAAAATTTTTCTTTCAATTTCTTCAATTTTTTTATTGAATAAAAGATTTTCCATCTCAATACCTTCTTCATCAAAAACTTGTCCCAAATCATTTATGTAATATTTAAAGGGAACTTCAATAGTAGTTTCTACCGGTATTTCTCTAATTATTTCTATAATTCTATCAACAGGAACTTCTCTAATTACCTCAACAGGAACTTCTCTAATTACCTCAACGGGAACCTCAACAATTCTTTCAACCTCTCTTATTACTTCAACAGGAACCTCAACAATTCTTTCAATAATTTCAGCTTCTACTTGTATGGCGTCATGTATGGTATCATGTATGGTATCATGTATGGTATGATGCGTTAAATAACTTTCAGGAATCTCAACTTCGTCTTGGAATGGGTGTTTCTCATATTCAGGTTTAACATCATCTTCTTTTTTTCTTTTACCTTTAAAAGCCTGATTTGTGGCAATTACTAATGTTATTGCCAATGGGTCAAATACAAATATTAGAATTAAAATAAAAAGATTTGCGGTTCGTTTAATATCCCAATCAAGTAGTTCGCTAACATACTTTAAAGCTCCCAACTCACTTCCCGAAATTTCTTTTGATTCCATATTTAAAATTTCAATATCAAGATTAGTAATACTGTCATTCATATTATCAATTCTTTTTGCTATTGTGTCTCTTCTTACTTGTGCTTGTAATAGTTGAGATTCAAATAATTTTCTATTACCGTCGTTGGCTCTTGTAATTACCTGTCCGGTTTTTCTATCTACAGATTGTGTTGTTGTGTTATTAGATACCCCGTCTCTTAACTTAGTAATGTCTCCGTCTAAAGTGTTTTTTTCTTTTGTTAGTTCGTTTTTAACTTCTTCAAACCTTTTCTTTTTTACTTCAACATTTTTAATTCTTTTTTCGTTGATTTCAAGTTTTGCAATATTACCTTGAAATCCCGTGCTTAGAAGTCCATATATTCCAAGTGAAGTTATTAAAGAAAGAGTAACAAGGGCAATGGACATATAAATCTTTAAAATTCCATATGTCTCTTTCCATTTATCGTGAAGGTATGTTGCAATCGCAATTTTAGATATCTCAAGAAATGATCCCATAATAATAACGGGTAACGCTACACCAACAAATACTATTGATAAACCAACAACACTATAATACGCGGCAGTTCCTGACAACCCAAGAGCGCAAAACAATAAAAACCAAGGCAAAAATTTTTCTTTCATATTAATAAACTATAATAGATAAATATAAAAGATAAAGAAAAAATAAAACCCCCACTGGTACCAATGGGGGAGTGTAGTTTCATCACACCATATAGATATGATTGAGGATTCTCACCTAGAGAACATCGTGTCTCATTCCGCCGAGTTGTAAGGGTAATCTCGGTTCAACCCTTAAATCGACTTTTTTTTTATAAATAATCAAACAATTCGGAAGATTCATTTCTTAACCTTCTTAATGCCTTTTCTTTAATCTGACGAACTCTTTCTTTTGTTAGTCCAAAATCTGAACCAATATCTTCCAATGTTCTGGGTGTTCCTGTTAATCCAAAATAATCACCAACGATAACTTTTTCTCTTTCATCTAAAACATCTAAAAGGTCAATAAGTTTTTTTTTCAAAATATCTTTAGTGTCAAATGCCGCATCTGGTCGTTCTGCGTCTTTGTTTTCAATCATATCCAATAATGTGTCGCCATCTTCGTTTATAAACATATCAAGATCTATAATTGATGGAAGAGTTGAGAACTTGTCAGAAAGTTTTTTTCCGTGTTGTTCAACTTCTTTTTTCGCTTTTTGCAAATCTTGGACAACATTGACCGGAAGTCTAATAGTTCTTGAGTTATCGTTTAATGATTGGATAATAGATTGTTTAACCCACCAAACACCATAAGAAATAAAACGAAGGTCTTTATTCCAGTCAAAGTTTTTAATTGCTTTCATTAACCCTAAATTTCCTTCCGCAATAAGATCAGATAAATCTAACCCTTGATTTTGATATTGTTTCGCAACAGTAATAACAAAACGAAGATTCCCTTCAATTAATTCTCTTTCAATTCGTTTTCTTTCTAAGAGTGTTGTGTTGTCAGATTTTATTTTTTTTGCCAACTCTTTTTCTCTATCTACAGTCATTACCTTAATTTTTCTAATATCTTTAAGGTAATGGGATATTTCTTCTTGATTAATGTGTGATCCTGTGTTTTTGTCTTTCATATATTTTAATTAAATTGATTTTGAATATTCGTCTAATTTTTGTTTTTCAAGTTCTGTTAAAGAACCGAGGCCTTCTTCACCTATTTTATCAAGTAAATCATCAAGTGTCATATTACAAACTTCCTTCTTTTTAAAATTAAAAATTAGATCTGCAATATCCATAAATGATTCACCATCTTTTAGGTTTTTTGTTCTTAATTTTGGTGTAAGTTTTTTCTTAATAGTCTTCTTTAACGAAAGAAGGTGATCTAAGTTGTCTTTATCAAGATTTGATGCTGAATTTCTTGGTTTTGGTATTAAAAAATACTCAAAACAATCCAAGTCATCTACGATGATGTCTATCCATCCCGCCATTTCATCAATAGGTAATCCAGATGCGAAGTGAAATATCGCATGTTTGTCTCCAAACATGTATTTAACTTCCTTAGAACTCATTTGATCAGCAATTGATCCTCCAATTTCGTTTGTTTTCTCTTCCGAGTTTTCTACGGTGTTGTCGTAATATACAAAAAGTAAGTAATTCATATGTGTGTTTTAAATTGTTTTACAAATATACGGATAAAGTTGGAATTGGTTCTATTTTTTTAAATTTTTTTATTCAAATGAGTAATCATAAGTTAGAGCGTCGTGACAAACAATATTCTTATTAACAATCTCCAATATTTCAGTAGTTGGGTTTGGTCCAGCAAGTCTTTTTCTACACTCATTTACATTATCTTCCATTAGATCAACACCATATGTTGTGTTAAGAGCTTGGTTTAAAGAACATCCACTTCTTTCCATCTTTCTAATGACAACTTCGGATAGGAATTGTCCATCACCGCAGGAATTGTCTATGAATGTTTTATCTTGATTAAAAAAAATATCAGTTTGTGTCAATTCTATTTTATCCAATATTTCTACAACCAATTCAGTTTTTGTAAAAATCTCCGCAGTCACTTTAATTCGGTGTGAATCCCTTTCAATCCCACTCATGTAGTCTCTATTTCTAACATGAGAAATATAATCAATTATCTCCATGTAATAATTTTATTAATATGATTTATTTCTTCAGTGGTCAATTTAAAAAACTCAAATATATCGTTATCAGTAAGATCTTGAGTTAAAGGTATTTTAGGTAATTTTCTAAGTAAATTAACTGAATTCCAATTTGCATACCTAAAACACTCATTTAAATAATCAAATAGTTTATTATTTATGTTATTTAATACAATATTAGGATTCAAATTATTTTCAATTAACAAATAACAAAAACTTTGGGTGACTCCGTAACTACTAATCGATTGTTTCCTGAAATATGTTGTTGTTGGTATTAGTAGTTTCTCTAATCCTTGATGTGGGTGAGCGTAATTATACCAATAAAGTTTTGACGGGGTATTTTGAATAGGGAAACAAAACTCTTCAGTTTGATCCAAACTCCATTTAGTTCTGTGAACACTATGATTAAATGTGTTATTAATAATACCTAATTTTTCAACCCCCAACCCTAAAGTTTTGGTTATTATTGACAATCCTAAATCAGTTAAATCTCTAGGGAAAACTTCTAAAAGTGATTGATTTAAATTTAAATTATTAACAACTTCAATTTTTCCATCGATGTTTTTAGATAAAATTGAAGTTTTATTTTGGTAACTTTTATTCTCCATTACAAAATATGAAAATGTGGAACCAACATTTGGAAAATGTTTTTTACACTCATCTCTATTAATATAAGTTAAATTATATTTAACTTTTCCGTTTTCCAAAAAGTTTTCCCTAAGTATAGGTCCTGAACCCATCCATGAAGATGGTATAACCAAAGATGTGATACCATTATCCTTAACAATTTTTTCATTAAAGGAAATCCATTTTCTCCAAAGAGTGTTTTTCTTCTCAACGTGTGAAGAATCTTGGTATGGTGGGTTAGTTAGTAAGCAATCAAATTTCATATTATAAGTTTTATATATTTATTATTCTAATAAATAGCTCGGATAAAGTAAATATATCCGAGCAGAGTAAAATAAATTTACTTTTTTAATTTACAGAGAAGATCTCCTTCACCAATCACTTTTTTACCGTTAAGTGAATTTAATAGTGAATTTAATTTTTTTTCTTCAGTTTCATAATGACCGGCAACTAACTCAGTAACTATTTCACCATCAAACGATGGATAAGTATGTAGTGATGATGGGACAACATAACCATAAAAAGTTATTGGGTATCCGTCATTTAAAGATTCTCTAAATATTTGTGACCAAACATAATTAGTTTCCGATGGGGTCCCTTTCATGGTCCAACTTTTTTCAGTTCCCGCACCATAAGATCTAGTATCTAATTTATTTTTTGATTTACCACCTTTTAAAACTTTACTACATTTAACAACTATATAGATAACAAATGGTTTATTTACGAATTCAGGTTCTAAAGATATTTTAAAACCTGCGGCATTTTCAGATTTGACAATTGTTGCCGCTAGTTTAAATTTTGAAAACTTGGGGTGTGACAGGACATAATCTATATCTAACTGATTATCTAAAATCCAAGTGTGTTCTTGGACATCAGAGTAATTTTTTGATTCTTTTTTAGTAACTTTAAATTTGATGATTTTATTTTCCATACCACAAATATACGGATAATATTTTAATTAGTTACAAAACTTTTGAAATATTATTTTCTTTTGTAATCTTAACAACACAATTACTAAGTTGAGACACCAAAGGATTGTGACTTATGATGAAAATCTTATCAAAATATTCTTTTATCTTGATAAAAAACTCGGCAACCATTTCAAGGTTATCATTTGACACTTTACCAAAAACCTCATCAAAAATAATAATCCCGGGATGTGGTAAAGTACATATCTTACTAAGTACCGATCTCAACGCTAAAGATGATATTGTTTTTTCAAATCCTGACCCACTGGTCATTAACTTCTCAATTCCCGTACCATTATCAATTTGTATAAATTCAACCTCATTTTTATCGTTAATTATAATCTCTAATTTGAAGTAACAACTATCTTCCATTAACCTTTGGAGTTCCGAGTTAATGATTGGCATCATAGTCTTCATAATTATTTTGGTTACCCCATTTTTACCATATGCCTCCAAATATATTTTATATATCTTTTCTTTTTCGTCTTCTTCTTTGATTTTAACAATCATCTTTTTGTTGTTATCAATCTTTTCAACCAAGTTTTTAATATTAAACTTATTTTCGGAAATACTTGCGTTTACCCCTTTCTTTTTTAATTCCAACTCGTCCAACCTAAGATCCGCTTTAATCAAAATTGTGTCTATTGAGGTATTCTCTTTAATTTTATCTTGAACTTCCTCCCACCTTTTAAGTTTATCTTTTAACCCACCAATTTTAAGGTCACAACTCTCAATACTCAATTCATATTTCTCTTTGATGAGTTTGTTTTTCTCATATTCATCAAAGTCTTTCTTAAGTTGCACAAATGACTGTTCTTTGTTAGTTAAAACCTGCATTAACCCCTCTTTTTGGTTTTTATGCATGATATAACCATCAAGTTCGGCAATCTTTGCGTTAGTAATTGCAGCATTCATTAATTCAATACCACAATGCTCACATTTGATTCCACCCTCAACTGAACTTTTAAGTTCTTCTATTGATTTAATGTTTGTATCTATCTGAACTTTCTCTTGATAAACCTCTTTGTATTGTTCTTTTACTTCATCGTGTTTATCCTCATGATAAAACTCAGATGGTTTAACCACCTTAATTTCATTCATTTTGGTAATGTATTCAGATTTTTCAAAACCAATCCCATTTATTGTTTGTTTAGTTTTTTCTGGATCCAATAGACTAATCTCCTTATCGATATTACCGTGTTTTTTCTTTATAATATCATCACGGTATTCTTTCCCTTTTAAAATTGATGCATCAATAACTACCAAATCTGTGTTAAATTTCACAATTTCCCCACTTAACTCTGTAATTTTGGTTTCATAACCTTCATTATCAGATTTTAATGACTCTGACGAATATATGTTTGATATCTTTTGTTTTGAAAACTCAGAGTAAATTTCTTTGGCAACTTCCTCTTTTCTTTTTAAGAATTCAAGACCCATAAAACGAGACAACACCTGACCTCTTGCGGTTGGTTTTGATTCCAACAACTCCTCAAGATTTGATCCCGTTGTTAGGATTGTCATTAGAAAGTCTTCTTTTGTTCCTATGGACGTTTTAATGAACGCTTCCGTCTCCCTTCTTTGTTCACCAGTAAAGTTCTGTAAGCTACCGTCAGATAACTTCTTAAAGAAGTCCAATTCGGTTTTAACATTCCATTCGTTCTTCTTAGATAACTTTCTTTCAATGTTTCTAATAATAATATAATCCTCACCGTCAATTGTGATTTCACCTTTAACCGTTACTTTATCTTTATCCGTAAATCGATTAAATATTTCTTCCGCCTTTGTTGTTTTTGTGGTTTCATTAAAGAATAAGAACATTAGAAGGTCCACACTTAAAATTGTTTTACCACCAAAATTAGGTGGATCTGATTCAACCACCACAATACCACTCAATTTATCAAAATCTAATTTTTGGTTCTCACCATACGATAAGAAATTGGAGAATTCTATATTTCTAATATACCACTTCTTAAATTGAGCCTGATTACCTTCTTCTTCCAACATTTTATTATCAACCATTTTATTGATCGATAAAACATCATCTTGGTAGTTAGAATACCCTTTGGCATCAACAAACTTCTTCAGTAAGTCAAGTTGATAATTTGAATCAGATATGTTCACAGACACATCAATACTTTGTATCTCATCTGTTTCAACATTCTTTGACTTAGTTAAAACATTTACATTAGTGGTATTATACTTTTTTTGGAAGTAATGTTTCACACTTTTGATTTTATCTTGTGTAAAGTTTTCCGGTAAATCCTCCCATACGACCTGTATAGTTGGGTTTTCAAACTTGGAAAAATCTAAATCTTTTATCATTATATTGTAATTGAATAATTTTGGCGGATTAAACAAATCCATTTTATTTTTCTATCTCAGAAATTTGGTCTTCAATAGGTTCGTTATTGTTAGATTCAAAATCATCTATTGTAATTTGATTTATAGACATAAATTCAGGATTTTCTTCTTTAAATGAGACGTTACCTTCAAATTCTTTGTTAATTTTTTGAGATTCTTCTTCGTTTGGAGTAAATTTAAATGCGTGATCAATTGTTTTTTCTTCAACAACTTCAAAATTTAACTCTTGATCACCAATTTGTGCCTTAAGATTTTCTTCGTTTGCCATAGCATCAATTTGTTGTTTCATCAATAAATCAAAGGCTTTTTGCATTCCTGATTTTTGTTCTTTTACTTTTGCATTTCTTTTTGCAACCTTTGCTCTGTGTTTTTTTGCTTCTTTTCCCATTTTACTTTTATTAATTATTATTATTATTTGGTCTATTTTCTTCAAACCATTCTATTATACCATTTATCGCCCATACAGCACCTGCGGATGTAATACCATCAAAGAACCATGAATAACTTAAAGGTGTGTTAAATATATGATTTGTTGGCGAGAATATCAATAAGGATAAAACAAATCCACCCCATGTTGAAAAACATAATGGACAATTGATTAAACCTGATAGGAAATTACCTAAAAAATTAAAAGGCAATTGTTTATTATCTCCCCATCTTTTTAAAAAATCTCTTAATCCTTGAAAAATTGATCCGTAGACCATAATGTTCATTAATCCATAACTCATTATGAACCATACTAAAATTTGTGTTATCATACTCTTTTATTTAAATTTGATCCCCTCAGAAGGTATGCTTGATTTTGATTACCATTCAAAAGGTCTCGGTTTATTTTTTCTATCTCCCTTATTTGTTCGTTCTTTTGTTGTAGTTCACCTCTCAAGTTTTGGAGCGTTTCTTGGAGGAGTTTTATTTTATCATTTGTCACAGGGTCATCTAATTTTTGTCTAAGATCACCTAACTCTTTATCCTTTTTAGATATTTCATTTTGGAAATTATTTTCCATTTCTTCAGTTTTAGTGGAAAATATTTGTCTTTCTTCTTCCAAATCGGCAATTTTAGTGGAAAATATTTGTCTTTCTTCTTCCAACTCGGCAATTTTTCCGCCAAGTTCGTTTATTTGAATATCGTCAGTAGTATAAATTATTTTCTCAACCACTCTATCAACAGGAACCTCCTTAATTACCTCTTGTATAACCACTTTTTCAACAGGCACTTCTTTAATAACCTCAACTATTTTTTCAACCTCTCTAATAACTTCAACCGGTATTTCCACCCGTATTTCTCGGATTACCTCAATTTCCACTCGTTTTTCTTCAATCACACTTGGTTTTAAGTGTTTTTCACCTTCATTAAGTGTTTTTTCCAAAAGACCATACTTCTTTATGTTAAACCCTTCTTGAAAAACGTTTTTAATAAAACTATCAACATCATCAATATTATTGAGTTTACAAAAACTATCAATACTGTTGAGAATTTCTTTATTAAATATTTTTGAGTAATTCGGTTCCATTTTCAATATCTTCAAAAGATTTTATGGTGAACTTTAAAAACGGTTTTGGGTTGTGCACATCTACATAAGAATAATCTTTAGTTTCAACATTATAAATCCCATATCCGTGTCTTCCAATACTTTCACCAATGTTATTTTGGATTGTGGATCCAATCATATACCCTTTACCTCCCTTAATTTGAAATTCAGCACGTTTATGAATATCACCACATAATACCGTTTCCAAACCATCAAACTTTTCAATCTCGTAAGCTTCTTCACCAAACTCAAAACCAAGATCTGTTTTTAACCCTGAAATAGGTCCGTGAAATAATCCAATACGTCTACCATTTGCTTCAGTGATTTCTGGTGGTATATTTCCCTGATATTGTGAATACACACACCAACTAACATTATCATCCTCATACACACCCCTGTCTCTATAATATACAATGTTTGGGTTATTCAAAGAATTAATAATTGGTGTAAGTGCGTCCAATCTTTCAGTGTTGTTTACCAAAAAGTCGTGGTTACCAGGTATAATTATTGTTTTAGCAATGTTAGAACATTCAGTTAAAATCCAAGCAACGAACTCAATAAGTTCAGGTGTCATTTGGTTTTTAGAATGAACTAAATCACCCGTAAAAATTATACGGTCAGGAGACAATTCTTTCCATTGCTCAATCGCCGTTTCTAATATTGAACGGTATAAATCGTGATCCTTATATAATCTGATATGTAAATCAGAAAAGTGAACTAAAGTTTTAATCATTTTAATCCACAATAAAGTTTATTTAAGTCAAATAATATAAGACATTTGTCATTATATTGAAAATCTCCTTCAAAACAATTTTCATTAATTAGATAAATTGGTTTAAATAAAAATGGTTTTAACATTAAATTTATTGGTCTCCAATCACCATTTTTTATGTCTACATTATATTCCCATTTTGTAAAAGAAGTTGTTAACAAATATTTACTGCCACTACGAATTATGTTTTTTATTGTTTTTTCAATATTTTCATAATCAAAATGACCTAAAATGTCTCTAGCAAAAATTAAGTCTACTTCGGGTAGATCGTCTTCAGTTATATCTAAAACTTTAAATTCATAATCTTTAAAATTATTTTTGTTGTCCTCAATCATATTTTCCACAATATCAGCACCAATATAATGGACCTCTTTTAAGTCAACATTATTCATCCAATTAAAATCCCCACATGGTATATCCAAAACACTTTTAATGTTGAATTTTTTAAATACTTCTGGTAGTTCTTTTCGTATTGTTTCAGTGCTAAGCAATTCAGAACCAAGTCCTGACCTACTTTCGGAACTAGTCCAAGAATTACTTTCGTATATTTCAGTAAATACTTTTTTTAAATTAGTCATTTTTATTATTTTATTGTTTTATTGTTTTAACTGCTCTAGCATTAATATGACCTTCTTTTAAGGTTATTGCTATAAGTTTGTGTGTAAACACTTGCATCCAAACATAATCAGAACTATACTCTGTAGAACTCCAATAATTAGTATTAACAAAATTACCGATAAGGTCCTTATTTTCATACATTTTTTCTAATTCGTCTTTAGTTGGTAATCTCCAACCTTTACCTAATTCTTTACACTCTCTTTTAGCGTTATACCATGTCACCTCTGTCGGTAAATCATATTGAGCAATTTCTATACTATCAAGCTTATATGTCGCTCCTATTATCTGAGATACAGATGTGAATGTAATAAAAAACAAAAAGATGTTTAATATTATACTTGATTTCATAATTACATTACTATTTTTGGTGGATATCCCAAATCGTCATCTTCTGAAAATGGGTTTATTGTAATTGGGTTTATTGGAATTGGTATTCTCTCAAATGGTGTGATTTTAATTGATTCATGTTTTTCCTCCTTAACATGGCTCATCTTTTCAACAATTGGTGATATATCAATCTGTTTATTTTCAAGTTTACCATAAAGATAACCCTCTAACCAAATATAAAATTCTTTGTATGTTAACATGATTCTCTATTATAAAGATTGGCCAAGATAAGTCTAGCAAACTTAAAATCTTTAACCCTGTTTAATTTTAAATCATACGCCAATGCCACAATTTTAAGATGTGGATAAGCTTCACTAATTGTCATGTCCCCTAATCTCATCAGTCAATAAATAATTCAAAGTCTTTATTCACATAACCACACTCATTACACATATATGTAGGAAATGGCACAATTGTGTCTTCATGACTTCCTGTTAATAATTTAGGAACTTTCTTTAACATTGTTACTTCTTTGAAGTATTTTGATTCACATTTTTCACACTTGATCGTTTTTTGTTCTTTCAAGTTAATTTTTGGTCTTATGATGTCGTCGCTCATTTTATAATATAATTTACATTTATTTTAATTGTTGTGGTGTCCCAACTTGTGTTGGTATACCAAATTGGTGTAGTTGTAGTTCCCATACTCAATAATAGTTTATTTTTTAAGTTTAGTCAAATGTTGTTTTATATCCATTTCAAGAATTTTATTTATAGTTTTTTTAGAAACTCGATGTTCGTGATACTCTCTTTCTTCTGTTATTAACACAATAATACAACCTAAAAGTTGTATGTCTTCATATTTTGATCCTTCCAACATTTTCAAAATTAGTTTACCATAAAAGGGTAATTGAGTGTTATAGTGACCCAATGCGTTGTCAGGTAAATCTTCAAAAGGTTTTTTCATTTTTTTTGTATAACGAGTAACCTCAAAGTTTTTTGGCTTATTTGATTTCCAGTCTGTTATCAAAATACCGACCTTTCCGTTTGTTCCAATAACCAACCATACCTTATCGGGTTGACCGGTATATCCAAGTTCAGGGTGCCCTAAAACAATCTCAGTATCAATCAACACGCACCCTCTTTCTTTGATTAATTCAATATATCTTTTACCAGCAATTATCATAGTATCACTTTTGATGATTTGTTCGGCATCACAATCAAATATTGGTTGACGAACCACTTTATCAATCCCAAACTCTTTAAGAGTGTGTTCCTCTAAAAAGAAGTGACAACGAGACCCCAAGTTAGCTGATTTTCTTCCTAACTCCGCCCATTCATTGACTAATCTTTCTGCCTCATCGGGATCTCCACCAGCCTTATTAAATGCCGCCTGTTCAGTTGGAAACTCGTCGTAAAAAAGTTTCATGACTTTAGATACAGAAGGAAAATCACTTCTTAAATCACCTTTATCGTCCAACATGGTATATTTATGACTTTCCTCCTCAAAGGTAAGTTGGAATTCTTTTTGTCTTTCAGAGATGATGTCTCTTATTTCTTGTGCAATTTTTTTTAAATCCATTATTTTATTATATGATAATATTCATCTTTTATTTCACCTCTTAGGTCGGCGATATCCTTGTTGTCAGGTAGTTTAACCAATTTTATTCTACCCCATAATTCACCACCATTTAACTCGTGGTAAAGTTTAACCGCATTTTGCCATGCATCGGCATCCAAACAAATAATAACATTACTTTTGGCATTCATATATATTGTTTCAAATAAAAGTTCGGACATGTGTTTACCCAACAAAGGGATTACATTATCTAAAAATAACCCATCAAAAGCACCCTCAACCAAAAATATATCTTTGTTCCAGTCAATAAGATTTTCCCAAAATATAATTTTATCTTTTTCTGCTTCAGGGTTCTTATATTTCGCCCTTGACATTGGATCCCAACTTCTTGCAATATAGTAATTAAGTTCTCCTTTTTTATTATACGATGGAATTACAATACGACCAGCGTGGTCTCCGTTATCACAAAAACCAATACCATACCTTTCAATCATATCATCTGTGATACCACGACTATTTAGATAATTCATTGCTTGTCTTCTAATTGGATAAACCTTACTTGAATCTTTAAATTGTGTAAATCTGTCCGGTAGTTTTAATGTTTTTTTCTTTCTCTCTCGTTTTATTATGGTTTCAGGTTTTAATACCTGATATAATTTCTTTTGTTTCTTATTACCAAATTTATCAAATAACTTACCCAAAGACCCGTGAGTTCCCTCATAGTCACCACAACTCCAACAATGAAAGAGTGACTTTTCTATATTAACCTCTAAATTACCTTTATTCCCACCTTCATCACACACTGGACAATTCCAAGACACCTGTGAAGTATTTTCATAAACTTTTTTTGGTTCACCCAAAAATTCACTAATAATTTCAACAATAGTATCAAACTCGTCCATCTCTTATAATATAATCATAAAGTTTCAATACATCAACTACACAAAGTTTTAGTTTCTTTTATATTTATTACTGATATGCCAACACAAATAACATTAAACGGACTCTCAGGGGCAAGCCCATTTGACGTATATACTTGCGATACAGGTTTTACCACTTGTATTTATATTGCAACCATTAATAGTGGTGATATTCCTTATGTTTTTGACCTACCTTCAGTTTTTTATGGTATGGCCTCCTTTGAGGTGAAAGTTGTGGATGATAATGATTGTGTGGTAACAGAAACTTTTAGTTAGTATGGCTTGTAATAATTTAGGTGATTTTTCAATTGGAACTGATTTTGTTAATCTGTGTTTTTCGGCACTAACAACTACCTTATATGGTAATGATTTGTTATCAGGAACGGTAATTTATACAGATGTTGCTTGTACTACAGGAACTGAGTTGGTATCCGCAACTTTTTCAGATGGTTTAACCAAATATGGGACTGATTTAACTGGTAAGATTGAATTTATAGAAGCATGTGATTGCACCCAATTTTATTGTATTCAAAACGATAATATCTATAACGATACTTACCAATATGCCGGAACTTATGATGTAAATTCTTATTTCACAGGACAAACCACAGGGTTTGTTATTTACTATTCGTCAGGTGAAACAAGGTGGTGTTTATCCCAAACTCTTAGTAACCCTTGTGATCAATTTGGTCCTTATGGTAGCTCTTCTGTATGTCCCGATTTTGACGACACTGTTATGTATGGTGGTATATGCATAACAACAACCACAACAACATCGCCTTGTGAAAATTTTGATTTTGACGCTATATTTGATTGTTACATACCTTCAACACCTAGTGCTACTCCAACAAATACTCCAACACCAACTCCAACACCAACTCCAACGGTATCTAATATTTGTGGTGGACTATCAATGAATGTTTCTGTGATAAATATATCACCGTCACAAACACCAACTCTATCACCAACCCCAACACCAACACCAATGTTATCATATAGTTGTAATTTTTCAGGAGAAGTAATATTTAACTCCATTAATGAAATAATACAATGTGCTAACAGTAAAAAATTCAAAGATTGTTTCACAGGTATTGACTATTACACTTCGGATCTTGTTTTAGTTTCAGGAACCACACAAGCAAAAGAAGGATATGTTTATAACGCAACTATAAATGGTCAAGGTTATTGTGTTATTTACGATGGTCTATTTGAAAATATTAGTGGTGTTGACTCAATTGTCCTTATAACTGAAATTGGTTCTAGTGTTAGTGGAGCTTGTTTAGATTGTATACCTAATCTAACTCCAACACCAACAACGACTCCAACTATGACACCAACACCAACTCCAAGTGCGACCCCGTGTGTGTTATATAAATATACCGCAAGTAATAATAGCCCATCTAAAGTAAGTATTAGATACACAGATTGTAATGGTGAGTCGTCGCAATCAATTTCACCATACTCATCTATACCAGTATGTTCAACAACAACACCAACATCGAACAATCCTCAGAATGTTACAATTATTCAATCACCGTTTGTGTGTTAAAAACAAGAAATTTAACGATTAATTTATACCCAAATTTCTTTTAATCTCATAAGACCCAATACGCATGTATAGGCATCTGTTTGATCAAAATTTTCTTTTCTTAGAGTATTATTTTTTGTGTATAACCATTTTATTTGTGGCTCAAGTTTAGCAACTTTTTCCCAGATTATCATTTTTTTATCAATATTTTTTGGTAATCCTCCAAATAAAACAAATTTATTTTTATCATTTTCTTTAATAAGATCAGGAAACGCATACTTTCTTGAATTATACGTAGATATGAATTCTGGCACTATACCTAAAATATTATATATTTCTTTAAAAACAAAACTATTGAATCTTAATAGGGTTTGAACCGTATAAACATTATTTGAATTTAAAAGGGGTTCTTCTATTACGATTCTAACAATTCCAAGATTTTTATATTCTTTTAATTTTTCGGCAAAAATTTCAGATTTTACCAATAATTCTTTTAATTTGTCTTTGTCATTATCTAACTTAGGTCTTGGAGATATGTGAGTAAGTTCTAAAAGTTCTTTAGTTTGGATGTCAAATAAAGCCCAACCAATTGTTTTTGTTGAGATGTCTAATCCCAATACTTTGGGTGAGTTTTTTAAATTTTTATTCATAAATTTAATGGTATTTAAATATTATAAGACATTATAAAAAAAAATGTAGTTTATCTTACAAATCAAGTTTTACGACATATTGTTGTATTCCTTGTCTAAGAACCGGTGACTGTAATTTTGACATAACCAAAATATCTTTATTTTCGTCTAATAACGCAATTTCAGAAACATAAGATTTAGTTCCAAAAGTCCATGTTGGGTTTTGAGAAACCAAAAACTCGGTTGAACTTAGATTTATTTTATATTTCATTTCATAAATTGTTGCTTGAATATCAGTTTCTAAACTACCGTAAAAATAATACTCATCACCAAAATTTAACTTTGGAGTTGTGGTATTTAAAGGAACTAAGTCAACATAATTATTTAAATTATAAAATGGGGCTGACGAATAATTTTCTGAAGTAATAACAAAAGTTGTTGCCGTTAACGATTCTTGTGTCACATATCCATTGACAAACATACCACTTATTTGATCTGTAAAATCTATAAGTTTCCATTGTGTTGGGTTAGGTCTCACACCATTTAACGTCTTTTGTGCCAACACTTCAAATTGTGTGGCGTAAAAACCTGTTGGAACAATACAAGTTGGACAATGTGTTGTTGTTGTTGTAACAGGATTATTAGTTGTCGTTGTTGTTAACGGACTATAGTTTGTTGTAGTTGTTGTAACAGGACTATTAGTTGTAGTTGTCGTTAACGGACTATATGTTGTTGTAGTTGTTGTTGGAGAGTATCCTGGTTGAACCAAACAATAAAATTCTCCACCAAATCTAACCGCAACATTTTGTGGTGTGTCCGGTGTGCAAACATTTTCGGTTCCAACTAAACTACTGTAATAATTACAATGTAGTGAATTTGTAAAATCATAATTATTTGATAACCTATATGTTATCCAAAGTGTTTCTGAACCACCAGTTAAAACCCCGGTTGTATTTGAGGTTCCACAAGTGTTTGGTGTAATTAAAGAAATTTGTGGTGCCGGTAATGTCCAATTCCTATTTGATTTATATGAAAGAGCCGCAACAACTTCTTCATCATCAATAACTATCATTTGTGAATCAGGATATACTTTTCCAATTCTACTTGGTAAACCATTTGATTGTGCAAATGTATCCCACAAGTTAAAGTATCTCAAACCAGGTTGATTCATGTTTGACGATACATTCGATTTAGTATATTGGACTTGGAATAGATTTTTACCATCAAAATTAGGTGGATCAACATAGAATGTTTGACCAAAACAACATTCGGTGTTTTTATGCCACATTAAAGTTGGCATATATAATTTAAAATTTCTTGCTTGTCCTTGTGTGTTTTCAGGATTTTGACTATCGTAAGGTTGCATTGCGAATTTTTCACCATAAAAGAAATCAATTGTTTGATTAGTGTAGTGAATAATGGCAATTGCTTTTTGTTCTTTTGGTGTAACAACTTTTTTATCTCCAAAAGAATTATAATAATAAACATCATCTGTTGATGTTTGAGCACTTGTAGTATATCCTAAATATTCTTTTTGTCCAATATAAGCAATTGACCCAAATTTTGTGTAATCGTCATAAATTGTTGAAATAAGTCCGGCCGGATTTTCAGTCCAAGGAATATTCATGTTCCAAATTTTAACATCAAATTGATCTGTATCACAAACTGATTCAAAATCAATAACACTTTTACTCCAATGAGGTTCAGGGGTAAAACTATCATAAAGTGGTGTCATTTTTGGAGGATAAATTAATGCCCTTGCAATACACTCAACTGAAAAATTTGTATAATCAGGTGTTGATCTATCTAATGTAAGTTTATCTTGACAAACATTTATGATTCTATATGTAAGTGTTGGGTAACAACTAAACATCATTTTTTCACAACTTGGGGGTTCCGGTAAAGGACAAGCCGCACTTGGTGATGGGGTTAAACAAGGGGTTCTTGTTGGTGATGGTGTTGGCGTTGGTGACGCACACGGATCAGAATTAGTATTTGATGCGGTGGGGGTATTAGTTTGTGTTGGTGTTGTTCCTATTGTTGCCGTTGGTGTTGGTGTCGGTGTAGGCGTTGGGAATCCAACACAATTACAATCATTTTTTGCCAATCCATCATAATATATTGTAATAAAATCTCCAATTTGTGGTGTTGTATTATTTAATGAATTACAATCAATTCTATAGACATTAATTTCGTTAGAACCACTTAAAGAATACATATCCACAACATAGTTTGGTGTTGATACGTATTGATTATTCGTTAAAGCTTTCCAATTTACGGTAGTAGCACTTGTATTTCCTGTAAAAAACCCTCTCATGGCCGCTCGGTTAAAAACCGATTCTACTTGTGAATCCATAAATGGTATACCATATATGTTTGTTTGTTCTTGATCCACCAAATAAGGATATTTAAGATATTGTCTATTTGATTCCGGTACCCCTGAGTTGTTTTGTGAATTAAATTGTGGCTCTAAAATTACCGTATCAGATTGATTGTAGGTTTGTGGTAATGTGTTGTATGAAATTTCACTATCCCCTATTGCAAAATAAGAAATATTAAAATTACCCTCCGACAATTTTTGTCTACCAGTATCGGTAACTCGTGTGTTAACTAAACCTGAAGTATTTTTAATTATGTATGCCATTTAATAATAAATATTATAAATTGTTTTTTATGTTTAAAAACTTGGTGGTTTTGGTGTCACTGGGTTTATTAATATTAACTCACAACACGAACATCCATTTACGATTGGTTTATCCATATTTATGGTATAATATGCAATTGCGTCTTCGCAATTACCACTTGGTTGATTAATAATAAAATTAGTTGTTGATCCTGTAACAGTTTGATTACTAACTAAGGTTATAGATCTTTCGTATGTTCTTTGATATTGTATTATATTTATAGCTCCGTCGGCGGTACAAGGACCTGTAAGTGGGATTGTGTTTGTTGTTATACTAATGAAATTCATAGTGTACGACCCATCAATTGTTGTTGTGTTATTATAACTTGGACTAGGGTTTAACGATATTGGGTAATACGATAAAGTTGAAATCATTACTAAATTAACAGTAAAAGTAACCCCTCCTGGTAAGGTTGGTGCTGTAATAGAAAATGTGTTGTTTACGTAATTAACATTCAATGTTAATGTGTATGTTGTTGGGGGAGTATTGGTAATTGTTACGTTTCCAAAAGTCCCAACTATACTGTTAGAATCTTTGGCGGTTACCGAATATATTCCTGGTAAAAGATTATTAAACATAGGAGATGGTTGATAAGATAAACCTCCGTCAACAGAAAATGTGTATGGAGGTGTTCCACCAGCGGCAGTAACCGATATACTTCCAAAACCACCACAAACAGCATCATTATCACTAGCTCCAACACTTACTAAATATGATGAACCACAACTACCTTCTCTAACTGTAATAGATACAACACTAGGAGGTCCTAAAATCTGCCAATTACTTAAAGGAGGATATGATGGGTCATTATTTATAAAAATTGTTGTTGGGGAATATCCAGTTAATGTCCATTGTGATGGTGTTGATCCTGTATTCCAATATAAAAGGTATTGACTAGTTGATGAAGTCCAACTTTCTTCCCCATTTATTATTAATCCAGGTTGTAAATCTATCTGAACCACAGAAATTGCTGGTATTTCTAAACTATAATCAATAACCTCTAAACTAACACATAAATCGTAACTACTTTTTGGAATAACAGGTATTTGACATGGTCCAATATATGACTCTTGAATTAAAATTTCGGTGTCTGCCGCAATAACCCAACTACCAGTAGTTCCTGTAGGGTAAAATTCGTCATAATCTAATATATTATAAGGAGATGTTTGACATTCTATAGTTTGACAAAAATACCATTCTTGAGTTGCTTCATTCCAAAAAACATAACCTAATTCTTGTAGACCATATTGTAAAAAATAATGTGGTCTTCCATTTTTAAGTCCAATACTTGGACTATTAATATAAACCAATTGATCTTTTACTATTCCTGACACCACAAAACACATTGCAGATAATATTTGTGTTTCTGCCGTTAACACACAAATTGTGTTAGAACTAAAATCACCATAATAATCAACAACAGTTGCTGAATATTGACCAACACCAATATTAGCCAATGCTGGGGCAAAACTACCTATCTCCCAAAATACCGTATAAGGTGGTGTTCCTCCGGTAATTGATAATGCGGCCGCTCCGTCAAATGTTCTATCGTTAGTTGGATTTTGAACAATACAATCAACACCCATAGGAAATATTGTAATTACGTCACATTCATTTGGTGGTTTTACAGTTGGGATTGTTGGTGGACATTGTCCGTTTTCACATATGTCGGTTAACTTAATCGGTATTTGAGTTATTGTATCAAATTTAGGGTAAGTTTTACTACAAATATTATATGTTAAACCTTCTTGAATAGTATCTATAGTTATTTGGTCATCACAATTAACATAAGTGACATTTGTTGTTTCTGTGGCAGATCTTATAAAATAACAATAACATAGACAATTACAATCACCAGAAACTATAGTAATGTCATAGGTTGGGTCACAATCTATTTTACCTAAACTTAAAACATAAAAACAAGTATCTGCGGTTATAGATAGGTCTAATATTTCTATATTAACGTATGATGAGGTATTCGCGCTCAATCCACTAAAGTTAGAAATTATTGGTTCGTAACTCCCATCACATGAATATAATATATAACAATCTTCAACCATTACTTAATAAATAATCAAATGTTGTATTTTTTAATAAATGATTTCATATTATCAATATATTTTATAGTCGCACTATTTGAATCTATGTAGTCAAAATAGTTTGGATTTTCTTTTAATTTCATTATTGGGTCTAAATTAATGTAATCACCTTTGTAAAATTTTGTTGTTTTTAAGTCGTTAGTAACTCCTGCCATATGTAAGATAGGTCGTTTTTCATATATCTCAATACTATCAGTTGCCCAAGAAAAATCTAACTCTTTTGTTATTTCTGTTTTATGTCCATGTAACCAAAGATTCCAAAGTAAACTCCACATTTCTGCAGTCCAAAATTGAATCTCTCCTGGTGAAATTGGAAACCTTTTTTGATAATCTAACATTTGATCATATAATATAGTTGAATCTCGATATATTTTATCCCACAAATCAGAATCAGTATTTTTAATTAAGTATTGCCCACCACCCGCATTTTCTCTATTTTCTTTAACAATTTCCTTATTTAGTCCAACAACGTCAACCATCTCTTGTAAAAGTTGTTCTTTTTTAGAATTATGGTGTTGTTTTTCATATCTCTTACAACAATCAATAATATAATCATAACCAATATACCCAACTGTGTCAGATAAATATATCTTATCGTCATTAACCATTTTTTCAAAATCAGGCAAATTATTAAACATAATATCAGCATCGTGAAGGAAAAATAATTTTCCGTAATCAAGATTTGTTTTTAACCAACACGAAATAAGAAATGGTTTTATAGATGGTATATAATGTTTTTTTCTTCTAAAATCAGAGAAATGATGAACATTAATACCAAACTCTTTTAATTTTAAAGATTCTTCAGATGGTTTTGTATTACCAAGAACTAATCCTAAAACAACATGTATTTGATTTGGGTCAATCCCCTTTTCAATAAAATTATTCACATATAGTTTTATTTGCCAAATAAAGTATGGTACATCAGGTTGTGCTGTTACAAATAATATATTTTTCATTAGTGAAATAATAATAGTTATTTTTAATAAGTGAATTCAAATTAAGGGGGACAAGGACCTGAATCTGAAAATGTCCCACTACCTGATATTAGTGTTGGTGTGGGTAAAAGGTATCCACAACGATATTCGGAACTAGCAATACCAACCAAAAGAATTTGTAAGAACCCATCACAATCTGTATAATCAAAAGTAGCTCCTGCTGGACCGCCATCAAATAACCAATAAGTATCACAAGGTATTGGTGTTGGTGTAGGCGTTTCTGTGGGTGTAGGTGTCGGCGTTTCTGTAGGTGTAAGTGTGGGTGTTAGGCTTGGCGTTAATGTTGGTGTGGGAGTTTCTGTAGGAGTATAAGTTGGTGTAGGCGTATAAGTTGGTGTAGGTGTGGTCGTTACCGTATTTGTAGGTGTAAGAGTAGGTGTTGGTGTGGGAGTTGGTGTTTCGGTTGGGCTTAATCCTGGTGTAACTGTATTGGTTGGTGTAACAGTAGGTGTTTCCGTTACCGTTTGTGTTGGGGTTATAGTAGGTGTAGGGGTTTCTGTTGGTGTAGGAGTTGGTGATGGGGTTGGTGGTGGGGTTGGTGGAGCACAATATATTTCTTCAAATCTTTCACACCCAATTGAGTCTATTATTAATAAACCAACAGCTGGTGCGGTGTTAAATTGTGGTGGTAGTGTTATAGTAATCGGCGGAATTATTGCCGAACCAACATAGACACATTGATTACCATAAACATTACAACAATATGCACTAAATGGTGGGGTTAGTCCAAAAATACTTGTTATTGTTATTTGATTTGGCATTTTAAATACAACTTACACAAGATATGTTATAATCAATAACCAATTTTACAATTACTTCATTATCTTGCAACGGATTTATTGGAACTATTTCACATCCCTTTGGTATGTCTTCACAAGTTGTATTTATTGTAATCCTATTTGAGGGTATGTCTACGGTTGTTCCCGATATACCTAAAAATGAATCTAAAGTATTAACAATTGTTTCTGCCCAAATTTGATCGTTAGGGTAGTCGGTAGCTCCTGAGGAAGTGTAAAACTCTGTTTGAGCAGATTGAGAACTTATTTGGGCGTATATTGAAAAAGTCGCTTCGTTTATTATGCAATTTGTATCCCCACTTGTAAGATCTGAAAAACCTTCTAAATACATGGATCTAATTCCTCGTTTTGTAATATCCCCACTATTTCTAAATTCGTTACTACAAACATTATAATATCTATAATTTGAATATTTTTTTGTTCCGGTAAGAGTTTTATATTTTGTTAAAGTACAACCACTGGTGTCAATAACCGTACAACTATAAGTTCCTGCGGTAAGCCCTGACACAGTGCTTCCCGTTTGTGATGATGTTGTTCCACCGCTCCATATATAAGTGAATGGTGGGGTTCCATTTGTAATTAGAACAGTTATTGATCCGTCATTACCAATCGTGGGTTGTGTTGCAAATAAACTAAAAAACATTGATTGACTATTTCCAATAAAAATTGCAATAGTTTGAACACATGATGGTATTCCTGAGTCTTGAACTGTTAATACGTAATTACCATATTTTAACCCTGTAAAAGTGCTGACTGGTGTTGTGATTGATATTGGAGCATAACTAGGTCCGACTAATGTAAATAAGTATGGTAATGTGCCTCCAGTTGATACTTTTACATCTAATATGCCGTTATTTTGACCACAAGTTGTTCCTGTTGTAGCCGTGCTTAAAGTATATAGGTTTGTAGAACTTATTGTTGTTGTTGCCGTGTATGAGCACGCAATTGAAGATACGGTTACTAAGTATGTTCCATTCGCTAAACCGTAAAAATATTGGTTTGAATTGTTTAAAGTTCCCGTTTGTTGAATTCCTGATGTTCCTGAAATTGATATTTGTAAATTTGTTGCGGTGCTTAATCCATTATCAACCAACACTTGGATTATTCCATCATTTACAGAACAATTAGAATTTGTGGTATTAATTGCAACATTGGTAAATGAATTTGGGGTTAATAAACTAACACTATCATATGTGGTACAAAGGCCAGCATCAGTAACTAAAAATGAATATGATCCTGAAGTTAGTCCTGTGAAATTAACCGATGATCCAAATGTGATTTCCACTTGGCCTGTAGAAGCACTAAAGAAATAGGGTGGAGTTCCATTTATAACAATAAACTCAACTTCCCCATCGTTTTGAAAACAAGTTGGTTGATTTATAACAATAAATCCACCCGAAGATACTGGTGTTACAGTATTAACAGTAAATGACACACTGTTAGAACAACCATTAGGTTCCGTTACCGTTGCAATATAAGTGCCGGCAGTTAATCCAGTTACAGTGGCTCCGGTTTGAGTTAAAAGGCCGCTTGGACTCCAAGTTATTGTATATGCCGATACAGGTAAAGTTAAACCTGTTAAAAATATTTTACCACTTCCCGTTCCCAAACAAGATGCGTCATTAACAACATACCCACTAAAGGTAAATGGATTAGACGGATTAATTATTACAGAAGCGCTTTCTCCATCACAACCACCACCATCGTTTGCAGAAACATAATAAGTTCCGGCAGATAACGATGTAAATGTATAATCTGTTGATACCGATGTTCCTGAATTTATATAATTATCATCTCCGTCATATAAAATAAAGGTTGAAAATCCATAAACACCAGAAGTAAATCCTGTAACCTCTCCGTTATCTAATCCACATGTTGTATTTGAAGAATCTATACTTACGGTAGTTCCTGTTGATATATAAACCGATTTGATCTCAAACGCCGAACTACCATCCGTTATTTGTAAAAAATAAGTTCCACCTGAAATATTCTCGTATGAGTATATGTATGGTGCGGTTAATGCTGATGTTGGTAAAGGACAAGACGGTGAAATACAATTAACCGCAAATGGAGGTGTATCTCCACTTACTTGTAAATAAACTGCGCCAACATTTAGATTTTCACAATCTCCTGTTACATTATATTGTAGAATTGATATACTCATTATCCGTTACAGAATATTTCAAAGTTTATTCCAACATTCAATTCGAAGTCGTCAAAATTAGGTATGCAATTATTATTAAAGACGATTAATTCTTCTGTGTCTTCATCAATATTATAACTATAACCTAAAGTTAGTAAATTAATAAAAGAGTCTTTAACCGCAGTAACCCATTGTTGTGGTGTTGGAAAACTTCCTGTTCCAATTCCATTAAAAAACTCATAATATGAAATTACAACACCATTAATTCTAATATCAACATACCAAGTGCTTGTTGTTGTGTTTAATTGACAACTATTTGGGTCCACATTTTGAGATATAAAAAAGTCTTGTAATGTTTGAGTTAAAACAACGGCAAATGATGTAATGTTAGGATTACTATTCCAAGGATATAAACCACAAACAACTTCTTGGACCGGACAATCTAATACGTAAAGTTGTGTTGTAAGACTACAAGGTTTACATGGTATTGGTAAGAATTTACATCCTTCTTGTCTTCTCCATACAAACTTTTGTCTGTGAAATATTGAATTTTCCAATCTAACACCTGTATTCCAAATTGTAGTTGCTGGTACCATTTGTTCTACCAATCTAATCCAATAATCACCCATACCGTTTACAAAATCAATCATTGTTTTGTATGTAAAATTATTGTTTGGTATACCTGCCTGAGTTAAAGATTCCAAATACTTCCAATATATTGATTGGAGTGTTGGGTATCCACCAGTTTTACCATCGGTGATAAATTGCCTATTTCTTGTGTTAATCATGTTCCTCCAAAAAGTTTGAGCAAACTCAAAAAAAGTTTTTTGTTTTGGTTTTGGAACTATTCTTGTCCAATCTACCCCACCCGCCTTTGGATATTGGTTTGGTGGTGTGTAACATGGTGAAGGTGGTGTGTAAAATAATCCTTGTTCGGGTATTGGGTAGTTATATTCTCTTGACATTGACCAAACATCATATGATAAACCTTGACCAGGGTTAATCATAATATCCACATTTTTAACATTTAAAGTTAAACATTCCTCCCCAACGAAATAATAAGATGTAAACCCACCATCTGAAGAAGTTCTAAGGGTTGTGTTTGTATCAATCCAACTTTTTTTATTATCAATAACATTTCTTAGTTTAAACCCTAAATCCATATATGGAAAATACCGATACCTATACAAGTATTCTTGCCCATAATTAAAAGGCAATAGTTGTGTTTGAAAATTTGGGTTGTCTCCAACAAACACCTCATTTGTTGGTATCGCAAATTCTGGCATTCTATGGTCAGGAGTTGATTGATACCAACCACCACCAATTTGGAAAAAATAATCGTCAGAGGTTAGTGGCATTTTAGGACACCCAAAATTATCTAACGGATAATCATCTCTTGTGGTTAAGACATTGGCATTAGTTGTTGTGGTTGTAAATCCAGTATATTGTATTCCATGTATTGAAAATACATTGGTTGTTTCTAAGACCGGAAATTCTTGTGTATAATTCCCTAAACTTATTTGGGCGTATTGTTGATCAAACTCCGACATATTAATTCTTGTATCGGCAACATATATGTATTCATTAAAGTCTATTAGAGCTTCGGGAGCTCCAACCATTCTTAACAAACACTCAATTGATTTTCTAGTTCCTTTAGACTTAAAAAGATATGCAGAATTAATAATTAAATTTCTATAAAATTGATAATTAATTTCTTCGGGTGTTGGCCCTATTTGTAATCCTGAAAACTTATTTGGTTGTGTTGTAAACACAGCTTGTAATAGTTCGTCCTGAGATATTGGCGAAAAATTAGTAACCCAACCTAAAGTTTGTGCTAAATTTTTTAAAAGTTGTGATGGTATATCATTTTTAATTGTGTAATTAACACTATTAATATTACCTAATGTTGTTATAAAACTTCTTGTTTCGTCAAAACTTCTACCATATATTTGTAATAGTTTTTCAAATTTTTGATCTGGAGTGTCAAATTCTTTTAACGCCCCTGTTGTCATAAACCTAGATATTAAATTAGTATTATATTGATCTAAATTTAATGAAAAAGCATTAATTTTTTCTAAATAATTGTCAAATGATCCCGATATTATGTCTAAGTTCCATAATCCAGATCTTGGCCACATAACACTTTCTTTTATAATGAGATAACTACCATCATCTTGTTCAGTAGGCACAAAAAATTGGGCGGTATATGGTGGATTTATATTTCTATTTAATAAAAAATTCTCTACCGAATCAAAATTTAAATTAAAAACTTTATTTATTTCAAAGTCATTAGGTCTTACTACCAAATAATCTGATGTTGAGGTATAACCACTGAATGGATTTCCATCAACTATTATTTTTAATGTGGTTGAGTTGCTTGTTGTTGGATATAAATAATTTAAAGGGTATTGGGTTCCGTTTACATAAAGAACATACTTTTTATATTCCAACTTCATATTTCTCAAAGGTGAAACTGGCATCTCATAAAACATCATGTTTGTTTCTGCGTTTTGAGAATAATCAATTTCAAAAGGATTTTGAATTGATGTTAAATATATCTCTAAGGTTGTGTCGTTAGATTGTTGATCGTATGATATGTTTATTGCGGTTTCTTGTTTAACAAATTTTGGGGTAACAGGATTAACCTCAAGACCACCAGGATAATAGTTAATAATTTTTGTTACTGAAACAGAAAGTCTTTTAACTAAAGATCCGTATTGGGTAAAGTTAGTAACCTGCGATAAATCATAATTAGGATATACTCTATAATTTGTTGATAATATATCTGCCGCCTCTACTTGGTTTTGGATATTCATCGACTCTAAATTTATTGGATCAGAAAAAGTTCCAATAGTAAAAGTTCTATTTTGTTTTTCACTAATTCCGGTTGTAAAATTAAAATTAGCCTGTGTTAATCCTCCTCCAGTAACTAACTGAACTCCAACCAAATTGTTTGAGAATTGGTTGGCCGCACTACTTTGTGGTGGACAATATATATTATTAGATGCCATTAAGCGGTTATATTATTAAATGCCTTAGAAAAATCTATATTTTCTCCACGATTTTGTCTTACTTCATAAAGAAGACTATTAAATTGGTCTTTAATCTCATACAAATTGTATTGTTTATAAATATTATTATCAGAATCGTAAATAGTGTAAATACCATCCTCAATAGATTTGGTTTGATTACCATAAAGAGCAATTGCTAAGGTAGATATGTCTTGATCAACAATTTCAATTTCAGTTGTAATAGGGTTAAAGTAAGTATTTGTTAATATAATACTTTGGTTAGGTTGTCCAATAAATGGGGTTGCGCTTGGCTTATTTGTTGGTGATGATGATGGCGATAAAGTGCAAAACAATAAATTGGTAGAACCCTCAACATATCTATATCTTATTGATTTTTGTATTGTATTTGTAAGATTTTGGACAACAGGTTCACAATAAAAAGATGAGGTAACTATTCTAAAAAAGTTTGGTATTTTTGTTCCATCAGAATTTAAATACTCAACTCTAAACCCAACTAAACCTTGATTTACAAATTTATTTTTATATTCACTAGAAACATTATTTAAATCAATAACAATACCTTTCACATTTGGTAAAGACGATAAAACCCCACAATCTGTAATTACAGTTCTGATCTCGTTAGGTCGTATCATTAAAGTATAAATTCCAAGTTTGTTAAAAGAATCGGCGGGTAGTTTTAAATTATATAAACCACCTAAAATTTCAACGTTACTACCTCCTGTTTCATTATTATTAAAGTATGGTCGTAAAACATCTTGAGCATTTAATGTCGTTAAAACAAAGTTTTGTGTGTCATCTCTTGACTCCGTATATACCATAACAATTTGCACGTCTTCGGGACTTACATCTGCCGGTCTTATAGTTCCATAATTTCCTGTTGCCATATTTTAATTTTTTACCTTTGTTTATAAATATTTAAGTTGATATTTTTTCAACCTTAAAATATTTGTATCCGTATTTTTCTAAGTCGCCAACGTTATCAACTTCTCCTAATCTCATTATATTTTCTAGTGGAGTATTTTTTCCTCTTTCAATATAAACGTCTGTAATTATCTCTCCCTGATCGATTACGTTTAATAATCCCTCATCTTTTGTTATTCCTGTCATCACAATTTCTCCCGGTAAAAACCCATAAGAATCTACAACATAAATTGTATAATCTTCATAGTCGTGATAAATCATGTCGTTAATTGTATATGCGGTATAAGTTCCTGATGGATCAACACCATAAAAAGTTCCAACTCCACCTGTTGTTCCTGTTACCTGAACACCCAATTTAAATTTACCACCAACTAAATTAATTTTAGGTCCAAATTGTGCCAAGTCATTTAAATTAGATTCCGTAAAACCTGTAATTGGAAATGGAACTGTTGTATTATTAAATGAATAATAATCATTAATATTAGTGTTTGAATCTCCCGTAAAAATATAATCATAACTAACAGGTGTTCCAGTCCAACTACCTGACGCCGAAAAGAATGTTATAGATCCCTGTGGGTTTGGTATTGTCACATTTGTGAATGGAGTTAAAATTGGTTTTTGAACCTTTGATATACCCCAAGGCGAATTGGCGGTTAATGTTATTGTATAATTATTTTGTGCTGTCGGGTAAGTGTGAGTTATTGGTGTAATACCTAAAACTACCTGAGTTGGTGATCCATCACCCCAATCTAATGTGAATGTAACCAAACTCAAAAACTTAATAAGTTCTAAATCAGATGTATTATAAAAAACATAAGTATATGGATTAATTGTGTCGGCAGTGGCGATAAAATTATTTAAAACGTCAGCTTGTATTATCATCCCATCAAAAGGAGAATAATATCCGATATCTACCGCAGATTCCGTTATCATTATATTAACAGAAAGTCCCGTTAAAAATGATGTTCCACCTGTGTTTCCACTTAAAATATAAGACATAGGAAGATAAACACCTGTTTGTCCAATGTCAGATAAAGTTTGTGTTGAATTTGTAAGACAACAAGGGTCTATAAAATTTGTAATATCAGTTTCACCAGTAAAACCTACAAAAGTAAGATCACTTTTTACATTTTCAGGTGATATAATAAACTTATAGTCAGTAGATTCCATTATGGGTTTACATATTCGTACCAGATTATCGGTGATATACTATCTCCAACTCTAAGTTGAGTTGAGGTAGAAATCACTTCGTAAGTTTTATTAGGATAATTTAAATCCACCCTATAATAAAGGTAATCGGCATTATTGAATTGAAATTTGTTTGGAGTAATTAAATCTTGTCTTGTGTTAGTCATTTGTTTAAAAATTCCAAGTCTTGCATTAAAAAACTTAGCTGTCATATAAAATTTAGACACATCAATAAAGTTTTTGCTTCTTAACCAATAAATATAAAAACCTTCTTTATCTGCTCCAATACTATCTAAAACCATTGTTGGTTTTTTAATTTGGACTTGTGGTAGAATAGGAGATAATAAAACACTTTGTGTGAGACCTTGTTGTATGGGCAAAATTATTGAAAGATATAGTTGTTGTGTTAGTTCGTCTGGTGTGTCATAAAAATCTAACTTGAAGAATGATTTAGTAAAAGGTTTTGAAAAATAATAAATGTCTTGTACGGAAAATCCTTCATTTAAATAAGTGCTAGACCAATTACCAATTGTATTTGCGGTTATTGGAGCTGTATCATCATAAAAATTAAATTCATAATTTATGTCGGTATTAAAGTTTTGAAAAATATTATTAGAAAATCTAGCAACTTCAAAATCTGCAGCAATTCCGGTAACCTCTTTAATCGCCTTTGTTTCATATTCGGAAATACTATCATCACGACCCATAAAATCCCACTGCATGTTAACAGGAATATTTACAAACTTGTTAATATCATTTTTTACTATTTTAATTCTATTCGCAATCATCAACGATAGGTTCTGGTATTGTATTTATGTTTATTGGGACTGCCCCTGACAAACCATAGTCACTTGGTATGTTGTAAGTTTCTGGTGTAATTCTAAAAATTGAATTTAAAAATGGGTAATGAGCATCATTTAAATAGGGATAATCAACCCCAATTCCATCGGTGTCTATAAAACCATATGGGTATAAGTCTTTCCACCTAAAAAGTGCGTTAGTTGTTGAGTAATAAGAATAGTCAGGAATGCCAACAACATTTAGACTATCACCTTCTTCAATGTAATCAGAAAAAGATCTGATTTGTATTGCTTTGTGTGGTTGGTAAAAATAACCATAAGTATTATAATAATCTTGTGTTGTAGCAGATAAAGTGAACCAACTATTATTGTAGGTTATTTTATGTTGATATTCTGATATAACTCTTTCTAATTGTTCAAAATTATTCCATTCACAAAAATCACCATCTATTGTGTCCCCGCTAACTAAAAAATCGTTATAAAAAAATGGACCGTTACCCAATAAAGAATTATATTGACTTTGATTTATTATTGTGTTTGAGTTTACATTATTTTGATCCCACCAAATCTGAGGTTTATTTTTATCTAAATAGGTGTTAAAATGCCAACCTTGTTTTAATTTTTGTGTCCATCCAAAATAACCCCTCCAAAGTGTTGTAAAATATAATTGACTAATTGGTCTTTTTTGATTATCTAAAAGTGTTTGTGTATTAACATCACAATTAAAAGACAGACTATAAGATCTTGATCCTTCTTTAACTGATGTTCTTTTTATTTGATTAGGAGTTAATTCTTTTATTTCACATTTTTGTTTATTATTATAAACATTTTGTTCATATCCAGCATTTACTAATACCGCACATTCTGAATTTGTTAATATTTTATGTTTTCTAACATAATACTCACTAATAGTATCTGCGGAGTTTGCTGGAATTAAAACCCTTTTAAATGTTCCCTGACTTAGAGTTAAAAATGTTGATCCTGTATATCCAACATTACGAACATTAAAAATATAATTTTCAGATCCTGCTCCTCCGTCCCCTAAACTTGACACTTGGAAAAATGAATTCCCATTATAGTTTGTGGATAGTAATACAAATTCTCCAGCGGACAAACCATGTGTTACCGGACATTTAAAACTAATAAATCTTGTTGTTTGATCCGAACCAAACAATATTACATATGGTATTCCGTCCGATGCTGTCCAATTCCAAGAAATATTTGTATTAGGTTCTATTGCGTATAATTTCTTATTGTATTCATTTGCAAATGCATAACTTAAATAATGTGACCAATTATATGTTGTAGCACTTACTGATTTAAAATCTAAATGTCTTCCATTTCCAATCGTATACCCTGAAACATCATTGTCTGTTCTTATTAAATCAAACTCAGGGTATTGTGGAAATCCATCCCAAGGTATATTTGGATTAATTGGTTGTGGTGGGACTGATGGAACGTTTCCTGAGGGATAGTATGAAGAGGCATTTTTAATTGCATTTGTATAATATAAATTATCCCTAAATGGTGGGTATACGGTTGACCCTGTATATGCGTTTTCAAAAACCATCATAAATTTACAAACAGGTCTAAAAGTAAAAGATAACTGTCTTTCCTCATCAAAAACGGTAGAAAGACTTAAATCAACACTTCTATCAAACTCAATAAGTTCTTTCTGTGTTTGGACTAAAGGAATATTAAGTTGTTGGTCCTGTTTTGGGGCCCCCTTATATCTCTGTGTCGACTCAATTATTCTTGTTGTAGGATTTATTTCCATATTATTCTACTGTGGGGACATAAAGTTTATAAAACCTATTAATGGCTGTTTTTCCATTATTTAATCCAAAGTAGAAGTGGTAAGGAGCTCCTACTACAATAGGTGATGATCCAGGTGCTCCTGTGGCAGGAGCAGGAATGGTGATTGGGAGTGGGTCTCCATTAATATCAAAACTTGCAAGATATCCAACTTGGGTTAAACTTGTTTGATATTTTTCATTAGGGGATATGAAATCCAAATCTTGATATTTTTTCATAAAAAATCCTTGACCTGGTATTGCATCTGTATACCAATTATTATCCTCAGATCCAAAAATGTTTGCGGTTCCGGCATATGTTGTGGGAAGTGTAATTGACCACTTATAATGTGGCACGTTTTGTGACTTTGGATAACCAAATTTTTGTTCTAATAAAGGACTAAAGTTATATGTTTCAATTCCAGGTGACATTATTTTTCTATATCTTATATCAGGTGTACTAGCGGTAAAGAATAACCCCATTATTGGTTTAATATCGTCAGGTTGGATTGAGTTTGGTATTCCGTTTTGATTATCTCCAAAATAAATATATTGGTTACTAGGGATATTTTCGGTGATAAAAGGTAAAACTTTCCATTCTGAATTTATTGATAACATTTGAGACCAATCGCCATCAATTCTGTATCCACCTCTAGTGCTATTAAAGAATTGTACGATTCCCTTACCCTCACTATTATTTCCTCCATTAGAAATTGGTATTATTCTTTGTCTAACACCTTCGTTTAGAATTCTAGATAAAAAACCAAGCTGAACAATATCAGAATTATCTTGATATGAGGTCGATTTAATTTGGTCAGAATAATACGAACCAAAACCATTTTCGCCAGCTGAACAACAAATTTCATTAATAAAACTATCTCTAGGCCCTAAATCAACAACGGTCGTTGGAAACTGTATTTGTTTTTTGTTATATCCTGTTCCTGGAAAATCATTAGCAATACTAGCGGGTATTAATGGTGAAATTGTTGGGGAGTTTTTTCCTATAAAATTTTGTGTCACACCATTCCAAGGTGAAGATCTATAAAAAAATATATTTCTTAACTCATTAAAAACGATCACATCTTTACAGTAGTTATATGTGGGTTCTTGTAATAGACCAAGTGTTGTTCTTTTGTTAAAGCTAAACATATATAATACTCCGTTAATCCAATTGTTTTGGAATGTTTGAGCAAATACTCCTCTACAAGCGGCAAAGTTCATAGTAAACCTAACTTTCCATTCTAAAAATAATCTTGCGTCGTCATCAAATTGGGCTAAGTATGTTTTATTTAATAAACAATAACAACCATTTATCATTCTATTTGCAGGAACAGAACATGACCCTGCAGGTAAAATACCAACATTTGATCCTGAACCACTATAACACTCTAAAGGAACCATACCTTCACAAGTTAATGTTTCTGTCAATCCAAATGTTATTGGGTCTTCATCATATGAATCTCCACTTGGTAAATCGCCACCTGCAGATATTGTAGGTTCTGTCTGAAGACCGGTATCAGCATAAATAGCAAAATTATTATTTTGATGAAGACCATATCCTGTATGAGACTCAACACCATTTTCTATTTTAGTTGATGTTGGTAACCTATCACTTCTCATTACAAGATTAGTGTGTTGGAATTGGACACCTGTTAATCCATATCTATAATAAGCTGGTGAATATAACGCCGAAAGGTTACCCCCAACTGATGGATTGTTAAACCACCCATCACAATTATTATAGTATTCTTTTTCTTGACAATTTTGATCACACCCACCAGGACAATTTGTTGTATTTGTATTAATATTATCAGTTTTAATTATTTTAGTAAATGTAGATTGATTTAAATTCCAAGCTAAAAATGCGCTACCACCAACATAAGCCCCAGCAACTAATGGGGGGAACGTATAATTTGTTCCACTAATTAAATTTGTTAAATTACCACCAACTGTTAGTTGTAATGATGTTTGCCAGTTACTTGGTGGTGGTGATCCTCCAAGCGGACTATAGTTACCAATACCCGATAATAAAGTATCGTCGGTGCATAAATAAAAATAGGGTAAAGTAGATGTAAAAGCACTAAAACTTGGAGCGTCAGGTGTAAATGTAAATGAAGGGAAATATAAGTTAGATACGTTATTAGTAGCACTTACGTGACTAACAGGTTTATCACCTGAAGCAAAAATGGTATAACCCTGTATTGGTTGATTTATATAGTAAGATCCTTCAATACTAACACTATTATTTAACGATGTGTAACCAAATATTTTAGATAAATCATATTTAACCGTTTGTTTTTGGGTAAACGCATCAACACCTCTAACAAAAATACAGACTTCTAAACCTTGATAGTTATTAACCTTTGTTATTACATCACTAATGGTTCCCATAGCAAAGTTAGGTGATGACACAGGACATCCCGGTCTTAAATATCTAATGTCGTATGACAAATACCCACTTGGAAAGTAAGCCGATATAGCTGTTGTATTTTGTAAAGTTAAGAAATTACTTACCGTTAAACCTGTTATAAGTTGAAAATACTCAACATCGGTTGGGTATTGTAGATAAGCTTGTTCCACACTACTATTACCTGAAACTGATAATTGACTAACTTGTGGTAAATTAAGGACTACTTGACTTGATAATGAGTTCGTCTGGGAAGTCGGATCTGCATAATTTATGGTAACAGTTGTTTGACCTGTTAATGTGGTACCAGTAATTGCGTTTGTTCCAAATTGATTTAATGTTGCCCCCGTTAGGTTTATTAATCGATTAGGTGATAGTGGGTCTGTAAAATTTGGGTCTTGGAACGAACATAGATTACCAACACCAATTTGAGATGATGTTCCAGGGTTCATTAAAACAACAACAACTTGGTCTAAAAATGGTGTTGATCCTGAAGTTTGATTAATTGTTGTTTCAATTTGATTTACTTGTCCACCTGAGTTAAAATATTTATTCCTTAGGTTAAAGTCATTTAATCTTTGTGGGAAAGTTGGGTCTATTGGATACGCAAAGTATCTCTCATCAGAATTACTCGCAAACAAACCATCTTTATCTGCGGACCATAGGAATGGTTGTGGAGCATGTAAAAGATATTTTTCATTTTGATATAATCTATTTGGATTGGTTGAAGATAAGACATCATACCCCGAAACTATTCTTCTATAATCTAAAGAAGCCTGAATTGCTAAGTCTTGGTTTATATCTTGATCACCAATTAAAGTTCCCAAACTTTTATATGGCCCTGTTAATGGTGGTGGAAAGCATGGGTATGGTTCATCGTTGTCTGAGTTTTTATTTAAATTAGGGTGTGATAATTCGTAGGATCCAGCAGAGTTAATTGGGGCTATTACTGAATTTGCAGGAATTAATGTCATGTCATAAAAACTTGAAGATCCTCCTTGCGCCGCGGCTGTAATTTCATTCTGAACTGAGTTTGTGTCAAAATCATCATCTAATTCCGCGTTTTTACAATCACAATCACAACTAGTGCAATCAGGATATGCAATCATTGGTAGACCAATTCTTGGGAATCCTTTAACTTTAATCGCCGCAAGTACTGCAAATGCAGTAAATGCTGCGGCTAACGCTATTTTAAACGCCGCAATTGCAATCTGAGCAAAACCCCATAATATTAATCGTATTGTTTCCCCTAAGAATCCAGCATTAACAACAACACCAAGTCCAATACTTAGTATACCAAGTCCGGCGTTTATGGCCGCAGCTCCCGTTTGGAACGCTTGAAGTCCCGACACAACAGCGTCATAGGTTAAATAAATTCCCAATGCAATAAGAACATATTTTAATATAGGCCACATAAATGCGATTAAATGCGCAACAAATAAAAGTGTTAAGATTGGAAATGTTAATATGTTAATCAATATGTTGAATACGAAGAATATAAAATCAAAATTTCTAATTATGTCGTTTACTGGAAACGTGTTAGTATTTGATTTACACGATCTATTGTCAATTTCTTTTATACCTAAGTGTCTCGCTCTTCCTATCCCATTTTTATATCGATCCAAAAACATGGCGGTAGTGTAAACTTTATTATAACCAAAAGCATAAAAAGTATCTTCACAATTAATCGCCTCTGTAACATTTACATAATCATCCCAATCTGTTGTAAACGCATATGATTTATACAATTCAAATAATGGTTGTGGATACTGCGTAAACGATATGTTTTGAACTTGAGTTGAGTCCACTGGGGTTGCAATAATTTGAAATGTGTCTCCGACCAATATTGGTATTGAGTTTAAAGTTCCAATATATGGTTGACCATTAATTAAAATTTGATATGATTCTACGTTTATCGTATTTAAAACGGATAAACCAAAATTAATAAAAAATGGCACCGTTGTTCCTGATGTTTGCCCAATTGGAATTGTGGGATAGTTGTAAACCGATGATTGATTATTTGTAAATGGATCAGTACCGGAAGATGTCCATCCATATTCTTTTACGTTTGGAACCAAAAAGTCTGCCTTTAAAAAACTACTTTGTAGTCCTTGTTCATTTTGCCATCTAAACTTAAACCTATATTTACCTGTTGTTGGAATTCCTTTTTTAGGGTCATTAGATATTATTTGTTGTCCAAATTCGTTTGTAAAAACGTAATCCATATTCATTGGAACATTTAACAAATATGTTCCGTCACCATCAATTACTTTTCCTCCCTCTTCTATTTCATATTTTTCTAATATCGGCAATCCATTATTATCGGAAAATATGGTTTGTCGTATTGCACTTATTTCACCAGGACCAGAAACTAACTCACAAAGATTACCCGTATTGTTTTTTGGTTTACAACCAACCTTTAACGCATCATCATCTGTTGTAGAAATAATAGACCCCATGAATATTGAGGTAGGTTGTATATTAATATTTGCTTGTTTTGTTAAATCAAAATCCACTCTTGTAATACCAATTTGACAAAGATCTGCGTCACCCCAAAATGGTCTAACATCAACATCAAATACTAAATTTTTAATTTGTGGTAATTCTCTTAAATTAGTTGAGGATTTAAATCTGGCACCATTTACTTGCGTTTCTGTCGCTAAACCTTGTTGTATTAAGTCTTGTGGTGAAAGAGAAAAACAACCAATATCAGATAAATCAATATCCATTACTATTGTTTGTGTTCCAACTGGAACCCCAAAAATCATAAAATCACCACTATCATTTGTTGTTACGGTAAATCTATAGTATTTGTTAAAAACCTCAATGTAAGAACCATCCATTAATACATCCCCTTTGTTTGGAAAAGATCCGGTAGATGTGTGTCCGTTATATGATGGCAATTTTGGGAGTAAGTTGTATCTATAACCTTCTTCAGTGGTATCTGAAATAGTTTTAAAAGGATAAAGTTCGTTAATAACAGGATCTAATTCGTCTGTAGGTTCTAAAGGAATAAAAACAGAAACTTTTGCATTTGGTAAACCAAAACCGTTATTTACAAAAACTCTACCCGTAACAATACCGTAATCCGCACAAAATCTTGTATATATATCATTTGATAAAATTTTTAAAGAAAGTATTTCTAAAGATTCCCAATCTTGTTCTAAGTTTACATTGATATACTTATCAATACCAACTTCGGTTCTTATTCTATATGATTTTGGCATTAAAAAATTGTTTTTTTGATAAATAGTTTATTTCCCATTTTCATAGAAACATACACCTTATTAAAAAAAAATAAATCTCTAGGAGAAATTAACTGACGTAAGATTCAATACTCTAATATTTATATCCTTATTAGGATATCTAATTTGATAAATTTGAGTTGGTGTTGCAAATAGAGTATCTGCGGTTGGTCTTATCTGTCGTGTTACAGGGTCTGAATATGGCATAGATGTTTGACTTGATGAATATTGACCACCGACTTGATTAAAAAATAAAATGTCTGAAATGCTAACAATTCCATTTTCTGTTTGAATTAGTCTTTTTAGTTCTGAAGTATTAACATTTTGTCCTAACTCCCTAACTAATGGGTTAAAGAAATTTCCAACAATTTGAATTGTTTTTGCAATTATAGCACCTTGATTTTGACTATTATCTAAAACAACATCAACAGTAACCGCTAAGTCTATTGTTTCTGCCGCCTCAATTGATATATAATCATTTATCATTCTATAATTTGATAAATAGTTAGCCACATTTTGTTTTAAACTGTTTGATATAACATTAGTTAAACTCCCATTTAAATCATAAGACAACATTTTAATTCTTATTTTGTTGTTTTCTTCTGTTATAGCAACTTTTGCCGGAGCTCCAAATTGGGCCGGCATTTTTCTTAAAATAGAATTATAATCATTAACAGTTACAGCTCTGTTTTGTGCCGCAAAATTAAATGAAACCATATTTCTAACATCCTCTATTGTTGGTGGATTAGCTCCTCCAATTGCTGCAGTAACATTATTACACTGTAAACTATTAATAACACTTTTATTAAAAACTTCAGATGGTCCATTAACAGAAAACGAAACCGTTCCAATTTGATTAATAGTATTAATACCAAGATTACTACCTAAACCACCACCGATCCTATATTGAACAAATAGTGTGGTATTAGGTGTTAACGCCGCACCCATGGCGTAGTTATTTGTGTATCTACTTAAGTCAAACCCTTTACCGTCACGAGCAAACTCTTTAAGTTGTTCTTCTGCTGAAATATTTCCTCCACCAAATGTTAACTTACAAAAACTTTCTGACGTATATTCAGATATAAATTTATTTGATGTTGTAATATACGTTCCGACTTTAATACCTGGTTGATCAGACACTTTTGTTGGGTCTTCAATAAAAACTCTGTCTTGAACTAAAGCGTCTACCTCAAACCACCTTTCAGGTCCTAATGTTAAAAAATCTTGTGGATTTGGTATTGTTGAGTATTGAGTTCCTGATTTTAATAAAACACTTGTTATTCCCAAAATAGTTTTTTCAGGTAAGAATAATTCTAAATATGGTTTAACATCATTTGGTGTAATAACTCTTTTAAAAACTTTTGTGATACCATTAACAACGACTTCTCTTTTGACTATCGTGTAATTTAATAACTTCCCACTTGAGTCAAAATTTGGTATTTTAACCCTGTTTGGTGATCCTTCTGCGTTTATTGGTGATGTAAAATCAATATCATAAACAGTTTCAAATGGTTGTCCACCACCATTAACTTGGGATCCTCTTCTTAAAACCCCACAATATCTTAAATCTTCTCTATCTCCAAAAGCCGGAACTGTAATTGAAAAATCAATTAATGCAACAGATGGTCTTTGACCTGGAATTTTTAAACCATAGGTTCTTGCAATATTATATATTGATGTTTTTTGTTGTGCGAACTGAAGAACCGTTTCTTGGATACTCCTATCTATTTGATAATTTAAATTATCTGTTACCGCAGCATTCAAATCCAACATCACCGAAAAAATACCGGCGTCGTTAAAGTTTTGAATTAAATCAGGATAATAAGTTCTTGTAAAATTTATTAATTCCGTTCTTACTCCTTGAAAGTCTCTTACCGTATAGGATATTTTTTTTTCTGCCATATACTATTAAATATTGATTATAATAAAATCTTGTGATTCAAAAGCAGAATCAAGAACTCTATAATCTATTTTAATTTTTGCGGTGTGTTCTAAAGTTGCAATATTTGTGACTTTAAATTCTCTCTCACCATATTGATTAATTGTGGTTCCTTTATCTTCTAAACCGGCCGATGCGGGCTCTACGCTTATATTTGTTATTTGTAAATTTGGCATATACGTCCTAATACTGTCTTGGATTTCTGATTCAATGTCCGAAAATGTTGGTCCGTCTAATGGTTCAAAAATATATTCATATAATCTTGTCCCAAAATTTGGTAAAAAATATCTACTTCCCCTTCTTGTTAATAAAAGATGAACAAGGCTTCCTCTAATCTCTCCTTCAGTTGAGTTTGTAACGTCTAAATACCTTCCTGTAAAAGAATCTACAAAAGGAAAAGAAATACCATAAGTTATACCATTTGACATATCACATATAAATATAACTTAAGTTTTTTTTAAGTAAAAATTATAAAAATATCACAAATTATTTTTTATATATGTTTTACACTTTTGACCTTCAGTTGGTTGTTTATTTTTTGAAACCTCACCATGCCCATAAATTTGACCATAAGAATATCCTAATTTTTTAACTAAGATTAAAGCCGCTTTACATTGAACTTCTAAAACATCGTCATCATCATTTGCAATTATTTCAACACCTTCAGCGGTAGAATTTGACACATCTTTTGGGGCTTGTCTTCCAATTGCTTTAATATGTGCTCCTCGACCCTTTAAAGGTAAGGTTTGAAATATTTTTCCTTCTCGATCTATAACCCATTGAATTCCTAACCCTCTATTGTTTAAAATATTTACAATATCTTCTTGTTTTTTACCACCAGCCGTGTGGTGTATTATAAAATATTTTGCACCAATTTTTTCATTTTTTCTTTTATATGTTGAACTTGATGAAACATCATTAATTTGTGACAAATCAACTGTAGATTTATTATCTTCTATATTATTATCAACATTATCTATTTTGGAATTTTTATTAAACTTATCGGGAGTTATTCCAGAAATTAAAGATTCATGAGCTTTTTTTGTTAAGTCACCATATTTACCATCTACACCATTTTTTTCTGGTCCATAACTTCCAATATCATAATTTTTATCAATAAGTATTTTTTGTAATTTAACAACATCGTCATCATGATTATTTGAAATTTCAAATTCTTTATTAACAATCTGGTCTTCTTCAGATTCACTAATTAAATTAATAACCCCCATTAATTCTTTTATCCTATTAAGGTTTTCTTGTAGATTCATAACAATTAGTTTATTATATAAATATACCAAAAAAAAAATCCCAACTTAATGTTGAGATTTTAATGATTTATTTCCCTTTTGGTAAAGAGGTTCGTAAGGACAATGTAAACATCTACTACCACAACAACTTCCTCTCTTAATGTGATAAGATTCTGTCATTACTATATTACCGTCTTTATCCTTATAAAAGTCAGGTTCAGGAGATTTTTTTGTTGTCTCCTGAACATATAACTGTTGTATCCAATCTTTAGATGCTCTTACTGTCATTTTAATTTTATTATACTATTTCACATGCTCCACCAGCACAAGCGGCTTCACCTCTAAGGTCTGTATTATCTTGTAACTCAATAACTTTTGTAAGATCAACATCTGACAATGTTTTAACTAATCTTTCAAAATCTTCTTTCGTACAATCTTCAAAAGGAGCTTGAGTATAAGTTCCTCCGTTATATGGTAATACCGATAGTCCGTTATAGAAATCTCTATTATTCCACATCCAATCACCAACTAAATCCCATTCATCCTCTTTAACTGAAATTGTTGCGGATACGTTATGACTATTTTGTCCGTTTCTATGACCCGGTTTAATCCATTCTTGAGATACCTTTTTAACTCGTTCTAACATTTGAAAAACAGATTCGTGTCTAATGATAGATCCTTCTGGCGCTCTTTGTGGAATAGCGATTACCGCAGTGTCGTGAGGACGGAAAAACTCATCTTCAATCAACTCAGGGTGATTATTCGCCAAGTAAGAATAGATTGATTCATTCTTACCTACACGGATTCTTCTTAGATAATAATCATTATGCCAAGCATGAATTCCTGATGATGTTCCCAAAACTAATGATGAAGTACCAGATGGTTTAACGGTTGTTGTTCTTGCCGATTTATTAATACCAATAAGATTTGCAACTCTTTCGTTTTCTTCTTTAACCATCTTTGCGGCTTTTTTCATGTCATAACCTAAAACAACTCCTGAACCAATACCTGTCATTCCAACACCAATAAGTGCATCTTTTTCGGTAGTTCTTTTCCAAATATCTCTTAAATAATGGAAGTCTGTATATCCAGCTTGTAGTGTTCCAATGAATGATGCCGCTTTAACTCTTTCGTTAAAATCTTCTTGTGATTCAATGTCTGAAGCGTTAACCTCACACAAATTACAGAATTGGAATGGTCTAAGTGCGATTTCGCAACAAGGGTTTGTTCCCCAATCTTTATCGTTAGATAAATAAATTCCCGGTTCTCCTGCTCCTGACAACTCAATACGTTTCCATAAACCCATAAAGAATTCTTTAGTGATTTTGTGTCTAAGTAGTACCGCTGAGTTATTTGCTCTACCTCTTTGTGCGTTTTGTTCCCACCAACTTCCTGATTTACAAGAAATCATTTCTTCGTCGTCAGCCGAGAATAATGAAATAAGTGCCGCTCTTCTAATACCTCCTGCCAATACCGCATCTGCAATATGACATACAATATCGTGAGTCTCAATTGGTGTTAATTTTTCACCATCTTTTTTGTTATCCAAAACTTTTGTGATATTATGAATACAATCTTTCAATGGTTGTGGTCCTGGTGCCTTTCCTCCCGATGTAACAAGCATTGCCCCCTTTTGTCTAATATCTGAAAAATCAAATATAGGTGTTGACGATTTGTATCCCAAATAAGATTCCATTAATACTTTAATAGCGTCTGCCCATCCTTCAATAGAGTCACCAATTAGGTATCGTCTTGTTCTTTCTTTGTTTGGTTTTTTAAGATCGGGTAATTTTTCAACGTGATGTTTTTGAACTGAATAACCAACTCCTGTTCCACCTAAAAGTAAAAACATTGTTTCAGAAAAAGAGTCAACATGGTCAATTGGCATATAAGCACAGTTGTAAACTCTGTTTGGTGAAATTTCAATTGATTTACCACCAAACTGTAAAGATCTCATTGATGGTAATACTTTTTTATCGTATACCATTTTATACACCTCTTCGATTTCACTTGTAATTTTAGGGTATTTTTTTTGGTGCATTTCTTTGTTACGAGTCACCAACTCTTTCCAAGTTTCTCTACGATTTTTTTCGGGTTGAAACTTAGCGTATTTCATAAAGACAGTAATGTCACTTAATATTTTTTGCGAAATATCCATTTTATTTAAATTTATTTGTTAATTGTTTTGTGTTTGAATTTCTTTTTCTTTTCTTTTAGATAAGAGTTCTCTAACTCTATTTTTATTTCTTTCTTCTTTTTGTTCTTCCATTCCTAAAAATGTCATAGAACTTTCGGTGTCGATATCTATCATTGCGTTATCAAATTTACAATTCTCAAATACAACTCCATCATCACCAATTCTTGATTTTGTTATCGCTATTGTTGCTAACTTTAACTCTTTTTGTTGTAGAGTCTTGGCTACAGTTATAATAACGTGCCCAACTTGTGCTTTCTTAATCGATCCACCCATTTGATCTGTTGTTACTACTTCAGACGAAATAGATTGTCTATTACCTTGAGTTGCTGTCCATCCCACTAAATTAAGTTCGTGACACATGGCCTCAAATCCCCTCATAACCGAACCTTCACTTTTCCATTCGTCACCCAAATTCTTATCAGGAACAACACAATCAATGTAATCTAAAACAACCATATCAACCTTAACCCCATCAGCAATCATTTTTCTAATTTGATTTTTTAATTGTAACATCGTTACTGTGTCCGATGGTAATTTTTTCATGATTAGTTTGTTTAACATACTATCCTCAATCTCTTTAACTTTAGTCATCACTTCTTCTTTTCTCTCTGACAAATCATCAGGGTGGATTTTTGTCCACAAGGTAAAGTGTTTTCTCTGTATTATTTTTGAATTATCCTCAAAGAACACTTGGAGAACGTTATTACCTAAGTTAAATGCGTGGTTCGCAATCTTAGTTAAAATTGTAGACTTACCTACACCTGTTGGTGCTAAAATAACCCCAATTTCACCTCTCGCTAAACCACCTTTTAATAGTCTGTCAATACCTGGTATTCCCATTGGAATTGGGTGTCTATAGTCTTCATCAAGAACTTGTTCAAGATTTGAGAATACATTCAACATTGATGTGTCTTTTGCTCCAACTTGTAATGCCTCCCTAACTAACTCTTCAAGAGTGTCGTAATTCTCAAACTCACCTCCGTCAATAATCTTTTGAGCCTTACCCATTACCTTTTGAAGTTCCTGTTGTTTACAAAACTTTAACGCCTTTTCTTGGACAAACCCCACACCATCGATAGGTGCGTCTTTAATCTTCTTAATAGTGTCAAGAACTATTTTTGATGCAATTTCTTGTTGTAGTTCTGATTTTGTAACCTGTTCAAGTGTCTCAAAAGATGGTGTGTGATCAAACTTAACATAATACTCTCTAATCATCTGTATTATTATTTTGAAATATTTGTTTTCAAAATAGTTGTTCTCTATTACATCAATTATTGAATGTGAAAAATCCTTATCTAATATAATTTGATTTAGTAGTTGTAACTGAAATGTGTTACCTAAATATTCAAAATTTTTGCCCGTCGCCATACTTTTTTTCCTTTCGTTTGTAAAGATAAATACTCCTAGTTTTTGATTAATTCTGGATAAAAATAATTAAATTTTTGGCCTGAAAAAATGTCAGTAAAGTCCGACATGATCGTTTTTAACTTTGGGCGTAGGTCTACGGTATATCTGACCTTTGGGGGGTATGGTTTTGCGTCAAACTGCCTATGACAAATTGTCATGTCTCCAACCTTAAGAATTAAATTAAAATTTTCAGGTCCATTGGTAATGGATGTATTTAGTAGTTCTGAATTTTCTAAAATTTCATATCGATTTTCTAACATATAAACAACAGACCTCATTTTTAAGTCGTATGTTAACTCTCGACACAGACGACTAACATGGTCATAAAGTTCTTCAGATTTGTAAGCGTTTCTATTAAAACCTCTCACGTTAAAAAATCTTTGGACAACAATGTTGTCATTACACATTAACAAAAACTCTACTTTTGTTATATCTTGTTCCTTCATTTGTTTTTTATTTTTTTTTGTTTTTAAAATTTGTTTTTTCTTTTCTTGTTAACTTTAAGAATGGTTTTAAAAAACTAACCCAAGCGTCGTCACCCTTTGGTAGGTATTTAAAAAACCCGTCATTCATCATAAATCTAATTAGATTTCTATGTCCTCTTCCGTCGGGATCCATCGACTCGGAATAATAAGATTCAACTAATTCTTTCCCTTCTTCACTTATTAGTGGTTCCGATAAATCCACAAGTTTTTTATTTATCTTGTAATACTCATCACCAAAAATACCATCTTTAGTTCTACCACTTAATAAGTTTTTTAAAGATTGATTGTCTTTATCTTCTTTTAAGAGTAATTCTCCTTTTGTTAAAATATCGTCGATATTTACCTCTTTGTCAAGTAACTCAGGAAATAACTTAACTAATGTTTTTTCTCCCAAATAATAAATTCCATTAATGTTGTCTGACTTATCACCAGATAATATTTTCCAAGTCTTAACGTTATAGTGTGGTATCTCAACATCATACATTTTAATCATATCTCCATTCTTATAATGTTTTTTAGTGCTTGGCGAATAGATACTCACATCTTCAGAGATAAGCTGTGTAAGGTCTCTATCACTTGAGAATATAGTTTTGTGTTCGTCTTTAGATATTTTACAATAGTATGCAATAATATCGTCGGCCTCACAATCATCAATTTCAATATGCCTTATAAACATCTCTTCAAGGTATTGTTTTACTCTTGTCTTTTGATATGAGAATGAATTTACTTGTTCTTCGGTATTTGCTTGTCTTCGGTTAAGTTTATAATTAGGATAAAATAATCTTCGTTGTGTTGAGTTACTTTCACTATCCCAACAAACCACAACCTTATTGTAGTTTCCTTCATCCAAAAATCTTCTGGTTGTGTTTAAGAAATGCCAAATCCCACCAACATGTTCTCCGTTATTATAAAAATCTTTGACACCACAAACTCCAATCTTCAGTAGATTGTTGCCGTCAATAACAAGAGTTTTAATCATTTGTATTTTTTAAATTATTCGTCAATATCATCATCAGATTCGTCCAAAGAAT